CAGGGATACCATCCAACACTTCAAGGACGATGTGAATAACAAACTTACTATCAGCGGGCAACTGCCTAACCAACTCCCCAAAGAAACAAACATTCTCAGGGCTAGGTTCCTGACTAACCATGTCTTCGCTAATCTGATCGTAGTCAGGATACTTACGCTTGTACTCCGCAATCACACTGCAGAGATGACGATAGACACAGGTGGTGGCGTAAGTCTTGAAAGATGCTTTGCGCGGGTCGTACTTGGGATCAATTGTGGCCTTCCAATAGGCCTCCACCGCTTCGGAAAACAGGTACCCGACCTCAATACCTGTACTGTATGCGAACTTGATAGCTAGCTTAGTTGGTATCGCTACTTCCATAGTTACCCCCGTTTATTGTAAAGGTTTAACAACTCAGCTAAGATTGATGGGAAGGTTTCCCCATCATGCACGGAGTCTAAAATTCTACGCTTCCTGTCTATCAGATCCGCCATCTTTTCATCTATTGTGTTTGCTGCTAGAAGATAATGTATTGTCACTGAATTGACCTGACCAATCCTATGACACCTATCTTCACATTGCAACAAGTCCCCCGGAGTCCACGGCAGTTCCAGAAATGCAACATTACTCGCTGCGGTCAGAGTTATTCCGGTACCTGCCGCTTGTGTTTGTCCAACGAATAACCTGCACTTTGGATCCTTCTGAAACCGATCAATAGCACGACCACGCTCGGCTTCATTAACACTACCATCAACTCGTACAGCAACTTTACGAAATGAGTTAAAAACAGGGTCAAGAATTTCACGATGGACTGCAAAAACAACTAACTTCTGTTCCTCTATTGTGTTAGCAATCCAATCAATTGCCTGTTCTAGTTTACCTCGAGCTGCTAACAAGCGCAGAAAAGTAACCTTTGTAAGTGCCGCAGCCTTGTTTGCTTTTTTCGCTGCCTCCTTACCCTCTGTTTCCCTTACATAGCCAATAAAGTCCTTTTCAGCTGCGGTGTATTCCTTACGATTGGTTAACTCAAGTGGGACGAAGCTGCGTATCTTTGGTGGTAGACTCTTTAATACATCCACCTTGCGCCTGCGCAACATAACCGAAGATAAGAGCTCATGGAGTTCAGGAATGTTGATTGCACCAGACTCATCCCAACCCCAGTATGTCAGCTTACGATCACAATATCGCTCAGCATACTTTCGTTGATTGGGAAAGGTTTTGCGATCAATTATCTGCAAAATGTTGAATGCTTCGCTTGGTCGATTAACGATCGGAGTACCAGTCAAGCCAATAACATGCGGGACTTTACGAGCCAAAGCCTTTACAGCGTTGGTGCGTTTTGTATTGTTGGTCTTTATAGCCTGAGCTTCATCCACCACGATAACCTTTGGTTTTAGAGCTCTTAACCAGTCAACCCAGAAAGGTACAATACTGTAATGAATGATGATGAAAGATTGATCTTCATACCCTATACCCGCAGCCGTTTGAGAATAAGGCAGATAACACTCTTCGTGCAACATTAAGCGAATAAGTGATTGCCAGTGTAATCTGACAGACGTAGGACAGATTATGATTGTAGGTCTATAAGACCGTCGATGCTGCAACCAACCTAATACTTGGACTGTCTTTCCCAGTCCCATCTCGTCGGCAATTAGAGCGCGACCTTTTCTGCGTTCTAGAAAAGTTACCCCCTTCCGCTGGTAAGGGAATAACTCCATTCAGTTAGGCTTTGATGTGTTCTCTAGACCGACGCCAACGTGTTTCCCAATCATCCCACTTTTCGCGGTCGAGAACTGTAAACCTTCCAGACTCTACTACAGCATACACACAGGGACCGGTCTCCACATGTTCCCGCGCATAGCGCAGTGCCCAGGGGAGAACCGTCCACTTTGTGTATCTTTGCTGGCCACGCCCACCATAGCGCAGCTCGATTACTGCAAAGTAAGCAGCCCTATCAAACACCGAGGCTTCCCAGTCAGCGTAAGACTGCTCAAAATTATGCTCGTGAGTCGCTTGAGCTGTTAGCGGTGTTTGCTTGCTGACGGGCATATTGCAAGCTTATAGCAGTTGCGGTTTTGTGCAAATAGAAATAAGCATTCAGACGAGATTTAATTTGGAGTCCGCTTGAGGATGACGTATATCGTATCGTCATCATAATCCTTGCCGCTCCAGATATTGTGTTGACCAACCCATTCAACTGCACAGACAGACTTTGCTTCTTCCAGGGTCTGGCAGTAGTAGAATGCGTGAATCTGATATTCGTTGATCAGTCGTCCAACGAGGTAACTCATGTCTAGTCGCCCGTACCGCACAATTCAATATCGACCAGATCGTCGTTATCAAGTTCGACCGGGACAATCGATATCCATATCGTTGCCTGCTCGGCATCCTTGGAAAAGGCAGCTGATGCTGCCTGCGCCTTCTCCTCGGTGGAGAAAGTCCCAACGAAGTGGTCGTCGTCAAGGGCGAAAGTCAAAATCCAGAGCTTCATAAAAATTCTCCATCTGACTCAGGAAATGTAAGCGATATTGCACCGCATTGCAATATGCAAACTTGCATACCTGACCTGCGAAATTAGCTATTGCACCGCATTGCAATACGCTGCTACTTTTTGGGTTCAATTCAAGGGTGGGGGGTTAGGGGTGCTAACCGCTGGAATAGTTCTGGCGGTGTGGGTCGGTCTGAACGTGATCGGCCTCACCGTCCTAGTGATTCGTTACGTTTTCGGCCGCGTAAGTCCATTCAAGGGTCGTTTCACAAAGGCCGGCCTCAAGGCTCGTGGAGCGCGGTATTCGTATCCCACTGCTATATGGTACTCGAAGGGTCCGAAACCCCCACTTCCGGTGCCGTACAGTCGCCCGAAATTCGTCCATAAACCCATCTTAAGCCTTTGACAACGCTCAATAAAAGAATTCAAATCATTTTGCATGATAGCTTGCAATGTGCTGCAAAAAGCTTATATATAGCTTTGTCAGAACGGAGACAAGCTCATGCCTCGCATTAATCTACCCCCCACAATTAATGGCCAAGGTCCGGCCTGGTGGGACGAGCAGATCCACAACGAGTATCGGACCATCGCAACACAGGTACGCCATCATCTGAGTGGCGTGTCCCAGTGGAACACCAATCAGTGGACCAACAATTGGACCTCAGTTCGGTGGCGGGCCGTTCGCTTGCTGGCCTTGCGCCAGCGGGTGATAAACACAAATCGGACCTGGCTGATTGAACGCTTACCGATGCCCAGCCTGCTGGAGCAGCTCCCGGAAGTGCTGTTGACCGAAGGCACAGTGACGCCTCGCGGTCCACGGGCGCCTCACACCAGCACAGCAATTGTGGCACTCAGCACCGCGCTTGACGCCGACCTCACCGATTACACATTCGGCGTTGAGATCGAATGTTACATGCCCCGGAATATGGGTCAACGCAGCCTTATGGCTGACATGATCAGCGAAGGCTTTCAAGCAGTGATTGGTTATTATCGTGATCCCGTCCGGCCTAATGTGTGGAAGATCACGCAGGACGGTTCGCTTGGTGATCGTAGAAATGGCATTGAAGTGGTGTCCCCAGTGCTGCAAGGCAGCGAGGGCATCCAGCAGATGCGTAAGATGATGAAGTTTCTGGAAGAAAAGGGCTGCACAGTTCGCCGCCAGGCAGGCTTTCACGTGCATATCGGCGCAGAAGGCCGAGATGTTAACTTCTTCCGCAATCTGATCAAGCTTTATGGTCACTATGAAGGCGCAATTGACTCTATCACTTCCCAGACACGCCGTGCAAATAACAATAGTTATTGCCGCTCGACCAAAGCGCGGGTGGAAGATGGTGCCAGGTCGCTTCTAATTGCAGCCGCCACCAATATAGACGAGCTGGCGCTGGCATATGCGGGTAGCTTGTTAAACATCATGCCAAGCTATCCCGCACAAATGGAGAATAGACTCGAGAGGTTCCTCAAGGTTAATCTCGCAGCCTTCTGGCGGCACACAACGGTCGAGTTCAGGCAGCACCAGGGCACGGTCGATGCCGACAAATCCGAGCATTGGGTACGGGTTTGCTTGCGCATCTACGACGCGGCCGTGAAAGGTTTGCAGCCCGAGGGAGATGATTCCTTGCAGAATTTTGCAAATACGGTTAATATCCCTGCGAACGAGTTGGCTTTCCTGCAGGCGCGGGTAGCTCAACTCAATCGTGTCATCACCGAGAGGAGATAAGCAGCTATGTACCGGACCAATGATGGACAACCTCTGGGGGCAACGACCCCAGAGGGTATTGTGAAAGAACTGCACAAGATTTCTTTCACGCAATCAGATAACGATCGCAAGTTTATGAAAGAGACCCAAGGCAGAGTCTTGCTACAAACGGGCAAGCGGGTGCGGTGCGGCAGCGCAGAAGATTTCGTTGCCGACCTCGTTCGGATCGGCCTGCTGGTTGACGAAACCGAAACCACGCACTGAATGGACTTACCAATGACAAACGAAGATCTTCAACAACACGCTGCCGCTTGGCAATTTGCTGCCGAGCTTTTCGTGGAGTATGAGGAGCGTTGGAGTGGTACTAGTCTACAAGCCGAAGCATCAGCCCATCGTCGCCTTTGTATGGCAGTCGCTGGGGGCTATCGACAACAGATTGGTCAGAAAGAAGACAAATCATGATCTGGACGATGAAGCACCCACAAGCCACCATTGAGATGCTCGGGTACATCCCACTGTTTCTCAACGAGGGCAATCCTATGCCCGCGCGGGAGCAGTTCGATCGGTCCTATGGTCACGGTGGCGGGTGGGTCCCTTTCCAGGGGTTCACCATGCTGGCCAATGGTGACCTGCAGTACCCAGGCGACCCACCGGTTAAACTGCTAGCTGAGACCATTCTTCGGAATGAGTTGATCCGCTTCTACAATCATTCATGGGTTGCCATTGTGCAGCCCGGTGGTGAGTTCGAAGTTTGTCGAATGGATTAACATGCACTGGTCTGAAGTTATTCTTGCGGTGATACTAATCACATTCATCGCAGCGTGTGGACTATTGGGGTACCAACTCGGCTCAATGCCGCGTGCACCCATCGTCATTCACATCATTCAGGATCGATCATGACCACCGAAGAGCTGCTCCTATCAGAGGGCTACACAAACGTTCGACAGCTCAAGGACGGCAGGTGGATCGGTCTGATGCAGATGAACTTTACCACTGGTCTGTTCACAGGTCTGGATGAGACCGGTTATAGCAGTCGATATTGCTATGAAAAGTGGGCTGAGGCACTTATCGACTTTGCCGTATGGGAGGGACAAGGGGATCCTCCGGGTCCGTGGATTAAGCACAAGGGTGGTCCTGAAGGGGATCGACTTAATCCAAGACTCAAGGACGAAATCTTTTGATGCGGGGGCTTGCAATTCATCGCAAAGCGCTTATATATAGGGAGTCAGCAAGGAGATTCCGACATGTTGTATTTCGCGTACGGGAGCAATTTGAACGTGGCTGCGATGAAGCGCAGATGCCCCAAGGCCAAGAAGCTGGGCTCGTTTCATCTCACCCACTCACGCCTGGTGTTTCGCGGTGTAGCCGATATCGAGTATGACCGCAAGGAAAGCTGCCCCGGTGGTCTTTGGAAGATCACCAGGGAGTGTGAAAAAGAGCTTGACATGTATGAGGGCGTTGGTGGAGGCCTCTATGAGAAGGTCTACATCAAGGTCAAGATGGTCAAGACCGGTAAGGTTGCCGATGTCCTGGTGTATCAGATGTGCCACGGTGGTGTTCAGCCTCCTGGGCAGCACTATCTGGACGTGATCGCACAGGGCTATGAGGACTTTGGTCTCGATCTGGACTATCTGGACATGGCACTCATTCGGTCCTGGAACGAGAAGGATCAGACGTCCTTTCTGAAGCGCCGGCGCAGGCGGCGGAAGGACGGTCCTGCTGCTCGTGAACTGATGGCCACCTGAGTAAGATCATGACAACACATGTCGGCTTTACCGGTAGCCAACACGGGATGACAGATCGCCAAGCGGACGCGGTCTGCCGCTTGCTGATCAAGCTGCCTGACAAAGATAGTCCGGCGCGTCGGGGATGGTACTACCCACGCCTACATCACGGCGACTGTATCGGGGCCGATGCCCAGGTGCATGAGCTGGCCTACCAGCTAGGCTACACGATCACGATCCATCCGCCGCTCGACCCGGTCAAGCGTGCCTTTTGCCATGCCCCCAAGCGGTCGATCTTAAAGCCGCTCGATTACATGCAGCGCAACGAGGCGATCGTCGCCGCCGCCAGCGTCTTGGTCGCCGCCCCGCAGTTACCCGAGGCCAAGGCCTTTAGATCAGGGACCTGGGCGACGATCAGGCGGGCGCGGCGTAAGATCATACCGATCCACATCTGTTGGCCAGATGGGACCATCACGACCGTGGGCTCACCAAATTAAAGCTTGCAATTCAGCGCAAACCGCTTATATTTAAGGGGTCAGTAAGGAGAACCCATATGAGCTCGAATGCGAATCACCTACCAAAGGTTAAGCCCAACGGGTATAGCGCACGTGGATGGCAGGACTATCTGGCCCAGCGCCCTTACCCGCCCGAGTACGAAAAGAACTGGGACCAGGTGTCACAGCGTCACTACGAGCGCGGCCGTCTTCGGGCAGCAGGTGCACATCTGATCTATCGACACGTTCCGGCTAACGAACCCTATGACATCGTTGAACGGACTAACGGGTTAAAGTTGGTACCAAAAAATGTTGAGAAGAAGCGCCATGCGATGAGTCATGCGGTGCGTCCTCTCAGCCCCACCAGTCACATGCTCCATTAGTTACGGTGAAGGAGGATCTCCATCGGGTGAGCGGCAGCATCGGATGAAGCCTGGTAGTAATGCCAGCTTGTCCTACAAGATATCGTCCGTCCTCCTTCCAGCCCCAGTGTGGGAACCAGGGGTTGTTCGTTACACGGAAACGATATCGTCTGCCGCACTTTCTGTTCTTGCAAATCGACGCAAAAATGCTTATTTATAACACGTAGGCAAGTGAGCCTCACAGGATTGGTGCAATGATGGACAGAAACATTGGTCGTGTACTGCGCGAGGCGCGCATGAACGCTGAACTGACGCAAACAGAGGTTGCTGATTCACTTGGAATCTCCCTATGGACTTACAACCGCCTAGAGAATTCCAAACGAACCTTCGACACCTATTGGATCGGTAAGCTGCCGGCTAGAATGCGTCAGCCGATTGTTCGGTACCTAACCCAGGAAAGCGAGCAACACCTGACCTTTCTACGAAAATTTGAGCGTCTTGCGACGGCAAAATTTACTAGGGGAAGCCCTGTTCCAGTCCCTCGTTATGTTCGAGGGGACCTAGAACAAGTAGCTTAAGATTTAGGCCGGATGGTGTTTCCAATCCGGCCTAAATGCTGTGTTGATACTTGCAGGAGGTCGCAATGCCTCACTACCTAATGCAGTTTTTCGAGTACAAACATCTGCCTGAGCACTTGCAACCCGTATCCAAAGCCTTTGCTGATCTAGCAGCAACCGTAGATACTTATCCAGAGAACCCAGAAAAGACAACGGCACTTCGTAAACTATTGGAGGCCAAGGATTGCGCAGTTAGGTCCTGGGCAGTTAGGTCCTGGTTATTCAAAGATGGAGAAGCATGATGCCTTTACAATTTACTACTCCTAGGCGCCGTACGGTCCGACGTCGCCATGTTAATCATCGTAAGCCCACTACACTTCGTGAAAAGTATATCGCTGGTTTTGAAGTGATGGGTTATACAAAACAGCAAACCAGATCACAACGTTATGCAGTCTATCAAAAAGATGGGGAGAAGAACTACTATATCGGTGACAATGGGGCTTTAAGGGTTGGATCCTCCACAACCAACTCGATCCCAGCTAGTGATGTATTCAAAGAACTAATCATAACTGCACCTGATATACTCCCACTGGTCAAGAATTGGCTTGAAACAGGTTTACCTCCAGTGGACTCGGACCCTGTTGAGCTGGTTGGCAAGTTCATCTTGGCACATGATGAACCACCAAATATCAATCCCAAGATCATCAAGCGACATATTACTACGTGGCTTCGTGAAAAGGATCAGGTACAATGACAAAATCGTCTGAGATTGGATCACTACATAAACGACCTGAACGATCGATTAGTTTTAACGAGAGGTTCTTTACATCAAAGGGCATGGGTGAATGTCCTCACTGTGGGCATAAGAACAATCGAGGAGTACTAACTCGATGGCACTTTGATAATTGCCCAAAGAACCCACTAAAAAGTGTAAAATCCGACAATGAAAGTGTCGCCTAAACTTTACACTTTGCACCCCTTCGAACACCTAACCTCTTGAAAACAAACAAAGACACTAGTGGCATAGCTATTGCAATGCTACGCTAGCTAGTCTAGCAAAGAGAGGTAATTATGAGTAAGCTCAAAAACCTAGCCTTAGCCAGCACCATCCTTGCGGGTGGGTTGGCGATGGCAGGTCCGGCACACGCTGTCTTGGCGTTAAGTGCCAACATCAACGGTACGATTATTTCTTGTACCGATGGTGCAGCTTGCGATACCAACCCACTGCCGGGTCAGCTCAAGATCGCTGATCAGCTCGTGAACGGGGTTGAGATCCAGGGGTCGTCTCAGTTTCAGGTTATTGGTGGTACCAACGATCTGAACACGAGTAGCTTCCAGATCATCAACCACAACCAGTCTGCCGCTACTGTCGTTGTTGCGGTTAACGGGATCAACTTCCTCGGTCCTGTTCTCGGCTACACCGCCAGTGGTTCCGGTACTTGGCAGAACGCCAACGGGTCTTCTATCGCCCTATCGTTTTACGGCGATCCCAGCAATACTCAGGGGGCAACCACGCCCACTGATCTGCCGGGAACGCAGTTGAACAACTTTACCAACACTGCTGTTGGCCCGGCGGACTCGTTCGCTACCGGATCGCTCACCGGGTCGTTCTCGGCGGGAGCATTGTTCGGTATGAGCCTGGGCACCAGCGGTACGCTGGCGGCTTGGGACGGCGTTGCCGGTGACGAGCCGACTTTGGTGGGTCGTTCACAGGCCATCGTCACCACGCAAGCGGTGCCCGAACCTGCTTCGCTGATGATCTTCGGCTCCGCGCTGCTCGGTATGGGTGTCGTGGGTAAGCTGCGTCGCCGGAAGAACGGCAAGACCGATCTAAGCGGCACGTCCGCCGCTTAGTACAACCGGGGGCGGGGGCAATCTCCCGTCCCCTTTTATGGGGACAAGGAAAAGGGAACATGAAGAAATTTACGTTACTGATGGCAGGCGCTGCGGCGGGGGCCTTACTAGCCTTTGCCCCTGCGACTGCCGACGCGGCGGTACTGCTTTCACTCAGTGACGCGCTCGGCAACTGCGGCGGGGCCTGTCAAGGCCTCACCTATACGCTGGAAGAGGAAATTCCAAATCCTCTCCAGCCGCTGACCGCTGAATTTGCCCTGCTGATCACCGGGGAAAATTCAGGCACCGACACGATCGGCGGACGCACTGGCATCAACGCCATTTCGTTCAACACGGTGTCGAATAACAACCCGGCTTCGGGCGCGTTCGTGGGGACGCTCATCAACGGCGTCACCACGCTCGGCACGGCTGGGTTCCTCTTCAAGCCGGGCGGGCTGTCGTCATCGGGCTGCGATGGGAACGGTGGTTTCTACTGCTTCGACAACACCGCCATCCCGCCGATCCCGGCGTCGCCGCTGATCACCGGGCCGGTTGTCCTCGCGTTTGAGGCAACGCTGGACGCCGGTAGTTCATGGACCGACTACACCACGGCACTGAAGATCGATTGGGTTGGTCCAAATCAGAACAACTACAGTCTGGTGTCGAAGGATATCCCGGTCAACAGCAACGACTGCCCGGACTGCGTGATCAATCCGACCGGTGTCCCAGTACCGGAACCCGGCTCGCTCGCTATCTTTGGTTCAGCACTTCTCGGATTTGGCCTGGTCGGTTGGTATCGTCGCCGCAAAGGCAACTTTGATGGTGGTGCAGTAGCCTAACCTACACAGAAAACTTTAAGGAGGCTGTGTTTTGATCGGGCGCAGCCTCCTCTTTTTTGCTTTTTAGCTTGCAATGTATCGCAAAATACAATATGATCTAGATCACTTAAGGAAAACGTAAAAGGGAGCATAGGGGGACAAAATGAGGAGTAGATATGAGTCAAACATCAAACTATTACAGCGCGATCAAAGACTTCTTACGAGAAACTTATGGCGTGAAACATGTGGACATCATGCGGAAAAGCAGGCACCCGCGCGGGAGGTTTCAGTACAATGGTAAGATGCGAGAGATCACCTTACACAATACAGTGTCTGGTGGATCCAAGGATCTTGACATCAAGAAGCGTGATATTATCGGGTTACTTGGACCGCCTCCGCCCAAACCTGAACCCAAGCCAAGGCAGAAACTTGAAGAGATGTTGGGTCCACTGCCTACACCATATGAACCGAAACCGGAGAAATACAATATTCCGGACATACCCAGGATCGAATATGCCTCTGAACCTACAGCTCCAGAAGTAAAGGAGCCCGAAATGCCAGCAGTTGAACCTAATAAGGTCTTTGTACCTAAAACAAAGCCAGCACCCGATCCGGTAATAGGACGGATTGCCATCTATGAAGATCGAATCAAGTTTCTCGTTCCTCGTAACTTGGGTAACGTCGGGATAGGGAATGGGTATCGGGCTGAACGTGATGGTCCTGACCAATGGACTCTGCACAAGGCAGCCTCACCTAGGATCCTAAGTGATCGTACCTTATCTTATTACGGTATCACAGGAGAGAAACTTCGCGGTGACCTCCCAATATGCGGCCCAAGCCCTGCAGAGTTTCTAGTAGTTGACAACACCATTGTTGTCAGGCTTTTGCTGGATCAGGTCCAACCTCACGGTAACACCCCAGCCAATCGTCTGACTCCAGTACCACCTCGGGTCGTTCAACCCCAAGTTTGGGTTGGTGTGACTGAGGTTCCCACAATTGTCAAACCATTAGAGGAGGAAAAAGTGGCATTACCAGAAATAATTCGTTCCGGACCTCACATTGTTTCCGGAGTCCACACCGCCACCGCCGAAGAATTCAAGATCAGTCCAGAAGAGGAAATGCGGACTGCACTTGCAGAGGTTCGACGGATTGAGGCAACCACCACCTACCGGATCGTCCGCACCGAGAAGGGAACCCTAGCGTTCGTAGCACCCACGATTGAGTAGACGCTGAAAAGGCCCCTTTCGTAGGGGCCTTTTTTTGCGTGTACATTGCAGGGAAGGAAGCCTGCGCTAATAGTGCCACGAAGTCGATTACATACCGCTAGAATCGCCTGGAGGCCGTTCTCTAGGCTGAGCAGATAGGAGTAGAAATCCCCCCAGACGACTTATAAGGAACTTAGCACGGTTTAGTGATTTCTGATAAGTTGCTAAACCGCGCTATTCCTTACGTGCTAAGGTGTAGGCACATCGTCGGTATAGCCTTGACTGACGAGCTGCGCTGTGATTTGGTCGGCCCTGGCCTGCAATGCAATGGTTAGCGTTGAGATAGTACCGGGATCACTGATCGGAGGCTCCAAGAGAATCATTATCGGCGGACTAAATACCGGGGGTCCATCAGTAGCTCCAAGAGCTGGAGCCGGTGGTGCACTAACCGTTATGTTGGTGACAGTTGATCCGGTATTCAGTGCCTCGATAGCTTTATTGATCGCGTCAAGCTGTACGTGCAGCGTGTGGGCGTCCGGTATTTCACTAATAGTTGGCATGGTTATTTTCCTTTCCCTTTTAAGGCGTCGAGTTCATCGGCTAACTCCTTCACCGCGTTGATCAACGCATAAGTTAGTGCGTTACCGTTCATCACATAGTAGAGCGGCACGTCTTCCGGTTCCGGGTCATCAAAAGCGGAGTCATCAAACCTGTGACCCTCAAAGATCATTTCTGGCATGACTTTCATCGCTTCCTGTGCGACCAGCCCGTGGTAGACGGTACCGTCATCCCTCGTCCGGTGTAAGCCGTTAAACTCGTAAGTCACCGGACGCAGCTTGCGGATCGCGGCGAGTCCGGTATCGTAACCCCTTACGTTCTTTTTGAGCCGCTCGTCGGAGTTGTCCCACCACGGCCCGCCACCGGGCTTGTTGCAGTAGCCGTCGCGCGCCCAAAAGTAACCGTAACTTTCGACCTTCACGGTGTTAAACGCAACCTGACCGTCAGTGGGGTTGATGGTCATGCGGCCCGTACCGACTGACTCGTCGGCGGCGACCATCATGTACCCGTCAGCGCGGATGTACTGCGACCAGACGTGGGATGGCGCATACATTCGTATCCCCGGCTCTTGGTTTACTTGGTTTAGGTTGATGAGAATGATGCCTCGACTGTCAGGAACATAAAGAGATCCAAACTGTGACTGCCCACTGACATAGAAACTGTAACCGTTCCCGACATATAGGTTGCCTGACTGGACATAGAGCGAGTTCCAGACTTGCAGCCCGTTCCACACGTTACAATACCCAAAGATATCAGCATTGTTATTACACCAGAAGTAACCGTACTGGGTAAGCTGACCGTTGTTCTGGAGGCTAGTATAGCAAGTCGCCGCACCACCAAAACCAGACGTCCCACTAACACTGAGGGCGCCTGCCATACCAAGACCACCGTTGGTAATACTAGCATTACCAGTCTGAACATTGAGACCATTATAGACTGTCAGCCCACCATTAACCTGTCCCGCCCCACCCGCGATAAAGCCTCCGGTTTGAACCGTCAGCCCATTGTAAACACTGAGGAAGTTATTGACTTGCAACGTATTGGTTACAGTTAGATTACCGTTGACAGTCCCACTACCAATGGAAAAGCCGGCACCGTATAGAGTACCCGCAATCGTGACATTGCCGCTCGCTACGTTAAGGCCATTATACAGTGTGAGTCCACCGTTGATCTGTGAACCACCGGTACATCCAAGACCGGAGCAGTTGAGAGCCTGCACATTAGTTGTACCAGAATTAACATTCAGACCATTATACATACTAACCAGGCCACCCAGCCCGGTCGCTCCGTTAACGTTAAAGTTTCCGGTCTGAACATTCAGGCCATTATAGACATTCAACCCACCGTTAACCTGCGCAGCACCAGTTACGGTGAGACCACCAATAGTCACACCCCCACCAACTGTTGCTGATCCGTCAACTTGTAAGCTATTAAAGTAGTGTCCAGTTCCATTTAACTCCATCTGATAGCGAATGGCATGTGCTGTTTCATCAGCAAGTGCCCAAATACCGTTGCTCAGTGCTCCACACGTCCAGTCACGAGTACCAGCAGCAGTATAGTGAATTCTTGCATAGAACCCATTATCAGCGTAGATTATCCAGGGGTCATTGCCACCTGGAATATAGGCGCGGCCACCACCCTGAGCATAGAGAGTACCATTTACATTCATCTGTCCGAGGGCAACAGTGGTATTGTGAAGATTGATAGCTTGCCCACCGGCTGCATAGATATCTGTTGTTACTGGAGCACCAGATCCAATAATCAGCTGATTTGCCGTATTCAACCCAATCAATGGATGGTTAGTACCACCAACATCCCGAGCGTATAAGTATGTATTGTTTGGGATAACCACATTGCCATTAACCCAAGCGGAGTATCCAGCAGGGACGTCAAGATAGATATGACCACCACCGGCAATGTGTGTACTATTGTCACTAAGCAATCCGATAAGAGGTCGTATCGTGTTACCAGTATCCTTACCGGCGTAACTAATATTGTTATTGAGAACAGGTATACCATTCTGAAAGATGTATGTCGCTGAACCATCATTGATATAGATATTGTTATCACTACCCTTTAGGATAATACCACGTGCTTGACCGCCGGTATCCAGACTATAGTACCAAGTGTTATTTGCCAAGATTGTGCTAACACCTGTCACAAACGAAATATTACCAGTCATCGTGCCACCAGCTAGTGGCAAGTAAGCACCAAGGTTAGGCGCCGGTGGTATAACCTGAAAGATATACTTAGATAGAGCACTGTTAAAATTACCAATCCAAACGACATCGTTACCATCATCTGGGATGTACTGGATAAGCTGCTCACTAATCCAAAGACAGAGACTGTGAGCAACAAACGTACCTTGCCTGATTGCTTTATTATTGAAGTTCGATCGAGCAATACCAGGCAAGTTACCAGATATCCGCTGCGGATCATTGGCATAGGACGTTTGATCCTCAATGTTAGCGCCACCACCAGTTGCAAACGTAAGAAAATCTGTCCCTATAGTCCCCAAAGGAGTAGGTACAGGAGAATCCATCTCCATTTCTTCATCGGTGTTAGATGGAATATCGGTGTAAGTTGGAGTATCCCCTACATCGGTGTAAGTTGGAGTCTCCAAAGTAGAAGGTAGAGGAGGAGATCCCATCTCCATTTCTTCATCAGGATTAGTTGGGATATTATCACTCATTGGGTGCATCCCCATGTTTCATCTAGGGGTTAACTGATAAGCCAGGTGGCTGAAGAGTACCCCAAGCTCCGATTTCCCACCCATCCACAGAACCGCCGGTGGCATCAAAGCCAAAGAGTGGTGTGTTAGGCAGAGGTGACATTACATAATCTATTAACATAATACCTTCCGGTTTTAGATCCATTTGACCAGTCACAAATAAAGACTTCAAAACCATATCTGGTTCCGACTCCCATACTAGACCATACATCATGGTCATATTACCAAAATCTTGAATGACCACTTTTAAGCCAGTATAGTGAAACAACGTATCCCAGGCTTCATAAGCACCTGGTATTGACCCATTCCAATGATTGGCAATGATCGCAGCATATAACAGCAAACGGAAATGATAGTCATCAAGTCTCTGAAGTTTATTTGGGGCGTCAAATGGACCCATCCAGTTCGCCTGATTCCAACCAATTCCTTCTTCATCCCAACTAAAGAATGGTGTTGGTACTTCAATCCATCTAGATTTTCCAATCCATTCGCCTACAAAATCTTCCTGTTCCCCAACGGCATAGTCCAAATCAAATAGCCCAGGTAGCGAAGCAGAAATTAGCTGATCCTGAACATAAGGATCAACATTAAAACCAATTGTCTGCATGTACTTTGGCTTCTGATTATGTTCAGAAGTAATATAGTTCTGATAATGTTCAACCGGTTGTGTTGGGAATGGTGCTGGATAGGGTGGTAGAGGCTTTACTAACTCAGCGCCAATATCTATACCAAAGTATGCGGTAATCTCAATAGTTATTGTACTGCTGGTTAATGCGTACCATGGACCCGCAAATCCATAGGCACTTGTAGTAAAGCTTGTTGTACCACCCAATAGATGAAGAGCAAATTGACCAAAAGCATTAGCAGCAGTATTTGAAAGAATGTAACCAGACAGTAAAACAGGAAAATTACTACCGGAAGTGTTAATTTCAGCCGAAACTGTCGAAGTTACTACACCTGCAAGCCATATAGTCTGCGGGAAGGTACCAAAGAATTTAGCTGAAGTTGTTAAGGTTATCTGACCAGATAAATTTAACGAAGTTGGTATAAAGACCTGCGCTGAACTGGTTATAGAAATATTACCAGAAAGATATTCGTAAGCTGTTTCTAAAACACTAGCCGAAGTAGATATACTAATTTGACCAGACAGCCAAATCGAGAATATACCACCAGGAGTAGATGTACTGATTGTAGTAATTCGACCAGAAAGATCACCTATGCTTTGACCATGAATATTAGCAGAGGCAGTAGCCTTGATCCGACCAGATAGTAGACCAGTAATAGAGGGGAGAACACTAACTGAACTTGTTGTAGTGATTATACCACCAATTAGAGGAAATACAGGTGGTACACCAAACCACGATTTTATTGAAGTAGAAATTCGACCATATAGATAAGGACCAGGACCAGCAAGAAGTTCAGCTGATACTGAAGTAGTAATCCGGCCGTATAAATTAGGACCAGGAAATAGAGCAGTAGCCAGTACCGAAGTAGTAATCGTACCGGATAAATTGGGACCCACACCAGATAGGAACCCCGAAAACCCAGTAGTTGAAACTATTGTACCATACACAGGTACAGGTGAAGTGGCTAGAACATTAGCCGAGGCAGTTATACTTATCTGACTGGATATATAGAAAGGATAAAGAGCAAAAGCTCTAGCTGAGCTCGTTACACCAACCAGACCAGATAAGACTAATGGATTTACCGGAGGAAGTTGACCAGACGTCATTATAGAAATCTGGCCAGATACAAATACTATAGAAGTAGGAGCTCTGATAGAGGTTGTTATAGAAATCTGGCCAGATACTAATACTACAGAGGTTGGAGCACGAGCTGAAGTCGTTGCAGTGATTCGGCCAGATAAGTATAGAAAGTTAGTGTAGGGAACCCTACCTGAGGTCGTTATAGTGATCTGGCCGAAGACGTTTGAGACAGCCCGACCAGACCCCTCCAATACAGAGTTGGGAGCTCTGCCTGAGATTGCTACAGTAATCTGGCCTGAGAGATCCATTATAGATCAGATTAGGCGGCAGTGATAACCAAAGAGCTCGCTGGGAACGTCGGCTGCACACCAGAGATGATGTGTTGTGATGCAACCTTGCGCACCATGCCATTACCAGAGGTATTGGTATTCACTGCCTGTCCACCATTGGTCACCGAGAAACTATCGGTCAATGGATTGGTGACAAGAAGTGCCCCGGTAAGACTGCTCTGAAGGAAGGTCGGTGAACTACCACCATACTCTGTTGAGAATACAACAGTATCCCCAACAAGATAACCATGCCTGGAAGCCTGTAGTAGAGCAGGCGAGGCTGCAGTGACCTCTGTTGGTTGCCAGGAATAGCTACCAAAGAAATCCCAGGCAAGTAAGTTACCAGCAGACACGGCATCATAGAGACCAAAAGCGACAACTGTTCCCCAATCTGCCGTCGAGATGGCAAAGGTTAACGGAGTCGCGTTCGAAATAGTACTCGGTGAAGACCCGGATGCAACATTCCAAGACGCACCTGTAGTCGGGACACGGGCATAAGCACCACCCGCGCACTCGGTAAATCCGGTACCAGCATCCAGACCAGCAACGGTAAATAAAGCGATGTAAGTAGTCGGAAGCGGGTAGATCGCTGTCTTACCCACAACATGTGCAAGCAGTCCTTGAGCCGTACGATCAGTTAAACCACTCATTTGTTCTCTCCTCTAGGAAGGATTGACAGCTACAGTTACTGTAGCAACACTTGCAGTCGCCGCTTCGATATAAGAGACAGTCACATCCGCCGCAGCAAGAGCGTTACCGTCTCTAGACTGAGAGACTGTAAGAACGTCGTAAGTAAGACCGTCAGGCTCAGCTACCTGAGTTGCAGCAACAACCTTCGAAATATAAGAATCGTACCCGATAGGCAATGAGGTAATAAATGCGATTACGCTATCGATAATTTCTGTTTCAATCGTTGCGGTAAAGCCAGGAAGAGCATTAACCAGAATATGAACCGTAATAGGTACTATAACCAATTCAAAGAAGTTAATGTAAGCAGGTACACCACGACTATCCAAAACCAGAATATTCGTAGTACCAAAGGTTGGACTACCCGGAGTCTTTCTTAGTGCAATTGCATTGGCTATCTGGTTAATATCCCCACCTTCAACTACCAATGCCATTGAATATGCAGGTAAGCCATTTCTATCTGGTACAGGTGTCGGATTTTCATAAACCATAACGCGAACAACATCCGGTAGTTCTTCAACTGCACCTTGAATCCCTAAAACCACTGTTTGTGATGGATTTGCAACCGATATTGTTTGCCTTCTCCTTAATGCTGCGTCTGTCTCAACAGGTTGCCCAGGAACAGCGGCAATAGTATTGATGACTGTTTGCCAACCCGGTATCGGTAACACAATTTGTGTAAGTGTACCAACATCAGCAGTAATTGCACCTATAGCAGTAGAAGTTGCTGTTACATCAATTAAACCTTCAGGTGGAATAGTCACATCAGGTGGCAGTTGCCATACCGTACCAAGGCTTAGATTATCCCCCACAAGTCCTCCACCAATCTGTCGTCCGGCTACACCAATACATTGCAGCACTACAGTACTAAAACTTGCCCTCTGACGTCTGATACCATTAATCTTAACAACGCTGGATAGTCCAACACCCTGCGCGTAGGTAGGACTATAGGACAGATAGGCAGCAACCATAGTTTGATTAGCATCATGGATTGCCGATGCCGTAACTGCAAGCCACTGTCCATCCTGTGTGTCAGGATCTAGATTAACATCATTACCATAAATCAGCTGATATTGTTGTTGCAAATACAAAAGCACATCAGTGTAAAGAGGTACACTAATACCATTCGAATCAATAGTTGCAACTGGAGCGGGCATTTAACGAATCCTTGTTGATGGCTGAGGCAAGGATCTATAAACAGGAGGTGGTGGACGCGTTGATTGAGCAATTGGGACGCCAAACTGAATAACAGGTGGTGCACCTAATGTTTGAGAGATAATAAGCGAAACAGGACTACCATAGACTGTATCAATTACCGCACCAACTGAAAACGAACGCGAGTTGGCATTAAATGCACTACCATAATTGCTTACTGTCATAACTCCATTAGTTGTAATGATTCTCTCACGAATAGCTGCATCTCGCGAGAACTGTGTATGTTCAGCCAGTATTCTACCCTGTCGAACAACGGACTGGTTCAACGGGAACCCACCCCAAGGGGTTCCCGCAGTGGTATCTAAATACCACTCACCAGCAAACAGAAGCAGCCGAGTCTTGACGGATTGACCAACCGCTTCTGGTTGGTCTTTCCAAAAATCACCCGCGCTATGACCAAACTGCATATCGCCGTTTTGGTCAAGCTTCCTGTAGCGCATTAGTTGGGTGGACTCGGAGGAACAACGGTATCATAACCGTTTGGGGCTACACCGCCGGCGGTACCCGCTTGTTCCTGCAGTTGCCCACCAATTGCTTGAATCAATGGTGCAGAAACTCGATAAGGTGCTTCACCAAGTGCAGCAAGTACTTGATTCCACTCCTGCGCTTGCAGGGTCACGGTAAACGGTTGGGTTGCAGGCACAGGCGTTCCACTATTAGGCATAGGTGTACTCATTTGACTCTCCTCTATGATGGGGAAACAACGGTAACACTATTTGATGGTGGTCCTTGTGTAGTACCAATCGTATTAGTTGCTGTGACAACACAACTAAAAGTTACACCAACATCAGCAAAGGCAATAGGATAGGTAGCAGCACTTCCAGCAAATGACCCGTCTTCTCTAGACCACACATACGTATAAGAAGATGGTTCGTTATCCCAAGTTCCCATTGTGCAAGTAAGATTGGAACCAGACTGCTCAGCAAGAGGAGCAGTAACATTACTTGGTGGATCCGTAATTGGTGGAGGCGGTGGGCCAACATCGTAAGTAGCAAGCTCGTCAACAATGTTTTGCTGTCTTGTCACTAACCAATCATTTAATGCAGTCATTAATTCATCTGACAGTGGTTCTGTTACATTAATTGTAACAGCCATCATCGTAATAGGAGTAGGAATAGGGACACCATTACTATCAGTCGGGGGCGGTGGCGGTGAAATTGTAAAATTGGACATCGTACCGCCATTATCAAGCATAGTCATAGCCTGCTGGGTACGTTCGCTCTCCCCATGAAGTGTAGTAACGGTTGGGACATCGGAATAATCAGTCATTAGTTGGCCCCTGCGGTTAATTGTTCAAGCTGTGTTAGTCGCTTCGTGACTGCTTCTAACTTGTCAGTGAGTTCCTGATTAGCTTTCCATAATATAGCAGTTAATTCATTATAGGCAATGCCCTCCAAGGTTGCAATCCGTGGTTCTATCTCACGCACGGCATTGACCAGTGCATAAGTCAAAGTATTCACGTTAAGGATTTTCATGTCGGTCATGGGGCCGAGTCCAAGCATGTCAACCATCTCTGGCATGACAGACAATACTTCGTCAGCAATCAGACCGACATGTTCCTTCCCATCGTCCCTTGTACCACCTTTGCCATTGTAGCAATAGGTTACCGGACGCAACGTCAGAACAGCCTGTAGGCCCTTACTGTAGTCTTTGATATCGCGCTTTATGCGGATATCGCTCTGTACCAGTTGCTGGCAAACGACATTGCCGTTAGGAGCATAAAAGGCGGTGCCGTAACGGTCGCTTTCGACGGCACCATTGCGACACATAACTGCTACTCCGCTACCGGCTCCCCCAGCAGAGCTTCCAGCCGCCGTGACGTTTTGACATACGGTATCGCCATTGGGAGCATAGAGGGCAGTTCCACCGGAGTTGGCCTGTACGTAGGCCCCAGCCTGCACGACGCTGTTGGTGTAGAACGGATTATTGGTCCACCACCAGCCACCATTGTTCCAGACCTGCAAGCCACTGCAAAAAATGTTACCGCCGTCAGCATACATATTGCTACAATGAATATCGCTATCCGTGTGGATTGGGGAGCCCGTCCACCACCAACCACCATTGTTTCCCCACCAGATGCCATTAACACCAAGGCTTCCATTAGCCTGCATATTGCCTGGGCAGAAGCAATTTCCATTACCATCAGCAGTAAAGATATTACCACCACCATAATTCCGCGCCTGAAAGCCGTAATTGTTACCACCGCACTTGACAATAAGATAGTTACCGTCACCATAGACTAGTGGCCCACCATTACCGTTTACACTACCGTTTCCCCATCCGCTGAGATAAAGATAAGCACCGGTACCTCCAATGCTTCCACTGGTGTTAAGGTTGCCGCGAGAATAGATGTCGGAGGCGTTTATTCCACCGCCAAAATAAGTCGACGCACCAGTATTGTAATTGATGTAGAGTGTGCCACCACTTATTTCAATATGTGGTGAACCGTCATCATACATTCTTACCCAAGAGCCACCAGCCTGCTGAACATGAAATCCGACAGTGTTGCTGTTATAGATGACACACTGCCCACCATCAATTTCCGCATTACCCAATACCTGAAGGAAGTTATCAATCTTTAAATGGTCCCAGAGGTGTGTCCAGCGACTACCTGATGCCCCACATCCAATAATGCCAAGTGCACCACCATCAAAGACTCGATATGTTATAGACCCAGAATTAGCATCATCACCACTATTGACCATAAGTCGAATGTAATGATTGGTAAAGGAAGCAAAAGTGTTGCTACCACCCCAGTCACCGCCACCCTGTATCCGCATACTAGCGCCAATCAACGCGTTGCCTGTACAATAAATGCTACCCCCACTATCTACCGTAAATCGATCAGCACCATTGTAGAGACGGGCTATACTACCTGTTGAATACCATAACCAGTTGGATCCACCTGCGCGGTCGTTAAACGCTATATTAGCATTACTACCTGTTGAGGTGATTGAATTATTAACAGTCAATGTACCGGTTATTGTACCACCAGTCAGGGGCAAATAGTTACTAAGATTTGACCCTACCGCAATCTGACCTATACTAACATTATCAACCCACAGGATTGCAGCACTACCAGTCCACTGAAAGTTAAAGTTGTTACCTTGAAAGGCTCCAGCAGTACCAGCCCTGGATTGATAACCCGCACCTTGTATATAGCCAGCTACCGTTAGCCCACCAATAATAGAAAGTGCACCCGCCCCACTTAACGTTGCCGCAACAGTAGTTCCACCAAACCACTGGAATTGTGTATTTGCAGCAGGAACGGAGAACCAAAGTGTACTACCCGTCATGCCAATAGCATAATCAACCGTAGTGGAAGTTACTCCATCCCAAAGAATAATCTTTGTTCCAGGTGAGTGTGCGAAATAAGTCGGGATATTCAACCCAGTATTGGAAAAATAGATCCAGTTCGATGTAGTATTAGTAAGCAAAAGACTCGGTGCAGCGACATTAATCGTTAATGAACCGCTTAATGTACCACCAGTTAGTGGCAGAAATCCAGTGATAGAGGATAGTGGTGTGGGTGCCCATGCCGAACCGTTCCAAGCTAACAGTTGATTTGTAGCTGGCGTTGTTCCTGTAACTGGAAAACCTCGCAATCCCTGAACAGTTGTAGGGATGTTTATGTTCCCTGTACCAGCAACATCCCCTGTTATAGTAATGTTTTGGTTACTCGCAATGTAGTTTTGCGCCTTAATAAAAGCCGTGGTGGCAATGGTGACAGAATTATCACCAGAGGCCGGCGTAGGCGCTCGTGGATTGCCGGTAAAGAGAGGACTAGCTAAGGGTGCCTTTAGATTATCCGCTGCGTCCACGTAGTTCTTAGGCGTTGCATGGTAGGCATTAGCTGGTGCCACCGCATACAAGGTTAGCATGCCGGCCATCTGACCACCAGCAAGTGGTAGATACGGACCAGTACTAACTAGGGTGGTCGCTTCCCACTTGGATCCATCCCACGTCCACGACATACCAGAATTGGTATAGGTATCACCAACGTTCGGGAACCCTGGATAATCAAGCGCCATGGGATTGCTCGAGTCTTGCTACACGGGACGCTAGTTCTCGATTAGACTCCGCCATTTCTTGGCAAGCCTTCCACAATACAGCAGTCAATTCGTTATAGGCGAGACCCTCAGTACCGTTCTCTTTATTGTAACCGCCCCAATCCTCGCCAAGGACTGAGGCAACTTCGTCAGCGATAAAGCCGCTGTGTACTTTGCGGGTTTCGCCAGTTTTCCACCGATAGGTGACTGGCCTCAGCGCCATAACCCGGTCGAGTGCACCAGACGGCAGGGGCGTGATGTCATCCTTTAAGTGACGAGCTGAGAGTTGGTTGAACCAGTAACTGCCGACTTGCGACCAACCCTGGCCTGAATAGCCGCAGGCCATAGCATTATCACTGAGCGGGAGAATGCCCCCCACGTAGATATATGTGCCCGTGCGTATGGAACCATCACTGTCACCATACCAATAACCACCATAGGGAACTTGGAATGCGCTCCCTTGAATAGTACTGTCACTGTGAATGCCGCTAGGCGTCCACCACCAACCACTATTGTTGTAAAACCGCAAGCTGTTGCAGTAAACCGACCCCCCGCAATTGAGATCAGCTTCTGAATAAAAATTTGCGACGCGCAGACTACCGTTAAAATACAGCCAGCCATTGTTATAGCCGTTGTAAAACGTGCCACCGTAGATATTGAAGCCGTCGTTGAAACTTGATCTGACGTTAAAGGTTACTCCACCAGTACAGGTGGTCGTCCCTTCTATCGAAACAGTCGAGCCACGAAGATGAGAGGGGCGTGAGCCATCACAGAAGTATGCGTGGTTATCACTCCATATGGAACAGAGTACCTGAGAGGCTCCAGCAGTATCCTTGCCGTAGAGCCAATTTTGATTGGGTAGGACAATCCCGGCCCCAGTATAGATACCATTGCTGAAGGTCGCAGTGCCAGCAGTGTCAATGGTCAGTCTGACTATACCGGCGCTCTCGTCGGCGAGATACCAGTAGCCATTATTGATGCAGCCTGCGCTCCACAGGCGGGTGTTGACGACTTCGTAAAACCACCGGGCATGGCAACCATTGGGAACTGTGATCCTGGCGTTATCACTCGTACCGGGCTGAACGTGAGTGTAACCGTTAAAGTAAATGTTAGGGCTATCAATGGAGACAGTGGTGCCACGCAAGCGCGTGGGACGCGCGGCACCATCACCGATGTAGAAATTGCTGTCGCTTGACTGAAGCAGGCTCGCATACCCACCCATCCACAACCAATTGTCCAGCGGCATGTATATTTGGTGAGCGACGTGCAAGTTCCCGCCAGTGTAAACATCATTGTTGGTGTTAGCATTAAGCCAAAGCGGTGTATTGCATTCGATATGACCGTTGCCGTCATCGAACATCTGGACGTAGTTGCTGCCGTTGTAGGTGATGAAGGTGTTACTGGCTGAACCGTTCTGAAGATTGATGCTCCCGCCGTTGACGATGACCCCCTGGTTCATCGACACGACGCCAGTGGCATTAGTCACCATCCAGGGGCGAAGCTGATTGTAGATACCCATCGCATCGTTGTTGTTCGTCAGTAGCAGATAGGTATTTGTCCCGTCGTTGTACCACATCGAGCCATATTGATTTGCGTTGTTGGCTGCGGTCATGTGGTACTGACCAAAACCGCCAGCGGTGCTTGTCGATAAAAAAGTACCATTATTTTGAATATAAGCACCTCCAACATTAAGCCCTGACGGACCAACCGACATCACTTTAGTTGCTGCTGATCCGGCAGTCGTCAGTTGATACCAGTAGAACGAATTGTAACCACTACAGAACGTGTAACAATTCCAGAAATCTACGTCACCCTGTCCTACGTTAAAGTTCCATGAAGTTGCACAGCCCCCAAAGCTAGTCGGATAAGCGGGCGAATTAATTCCAGTGTAGAACCAGCCGTTATTGGTCTGTCCAACGGTGTTCAAATTTCCGGTGAGCGTTCCACCGGTTAGTGCCAAATCGGAAGAAGCGTGACCAGTGAGCGCCCCGACAAAGGTTGGTGCAGTGACTGTGCCCGTCACCGATAAGTTCCCGGCAGAGGTGATGTAAAGAATGCGTGTCCAAGCTGGTGCTGAACCCACAGCAGCCGATGGTGCCGTGTAAAAACTGAACTCTCCCGAACCGTTATTCAACGCCGTTGCCGGGGCGGCGGCTAGCAAATGCGAGGCGTTCGCCGCATCCATATAAATGTTGCCGAATAGTGCGCTGCCCCCGGTAGTGGTGAGAGCCGTAGCTAGGATCGCTCCCGCCCCCATTTGCACTGGTGCTGTCGTCGTACCAACTGTCAGTGTGCCGTTGATTGTACCCACCGTCAATGGACCAGTAAGGGTACCACCAGTTAGTGGAAGGAACGAACCTACTCCAATGTTTACTCCATTAACATAGAACCCACTAGCGACATTGATAGTACCTGACCCCATATCTCCAGCAGTACCACCAGTGGGTGGGTTACCACTAGCATCCAATACCATCAAGCCACGATTGACCTGGGCGCGGGCTAAAATCGTTGTTGTACCCGCTGTTGTAGTTAAGAATTGAACTGACGTTCCCTGCGCCGTATCGGTCCAGTTTTCAATAGCACCGAATCTAACCTGAGCGCGTCCACCGGATGAATAGCCTGTTGCGCCATAGCCAAAGGCGGCAACTATTCCAAGGGGATCACCATTTTGTGCTGCCGTGGAGGCCGCCGCTGTGCCACGTGCAAAGCGGAAGGTGATATTTGGGACGGCGCCAGTCCCATAAGCATCCATCAAGAAGCGATTTACTATACCGTCTACTTGGGTGACCCAAAAAACAGTATCAGTGGGAGGCAAGGTTGGATTGATCGCGTTACGATTGATTGTCAGGGTGCCTGTAAGTATACCACCACCCAATGGCAGGTAGGTACCTGTACCACCTGTAAACCCCTGTGCTCTAACCCAAGCCGTTGTAGCAATACTAATACTACTATCAGCTGTTGCCGGTGTAGGTGCTTGTGGATTACCTGTAAATAGTGGACTAGCTATGGGTGCGTAAATTGTAGAAGCCGCAGCAGTTGTTAAGTAGTTCTGATTGACAGCAGCAGTTACTAAACCCTTACCATTAACTGTAATACCTTGAAAAGTACCAATATTCGGATTAACAGTTGATGATAGAACCGTATTGATAGTGCTTGTACCAGAACCTACAACATCACCAGCTAAAGTGATTGTCTTGTTTGGTGCGTTACTAATCGCTAAGGTAACAAAAGCCGTTGTAGCAATACTAGTATCATTATCACCAGCAGTAGGTGTTGGTGACGTTGGATTACCTGTAAAGGCGGGACTAGCTAGTAGGGCATAGGGACCACCTGTTATAAATCCTTGTGACTGAACAAATGCTGTTGTCGCAATAGTAATACTACTATCACCAAAACCAGGTGTAGGTGCAGTTGGGACACCACTAAAATGCGGACTGGCTATTGGTGCAAGAAGTGAAACAGCAGTATCAACATAGATCTTTGTTACTGCATGTAGGTCTAACTGAGGTGCACTAGCCAGGGTTAAGAACCCTGACATTGTACCACCAGATAAAGGCAACCCACCAAGGTTCGCCAAAGCACCAACAGGCGCTGTCGCTCCTGTGCCACCAGACGAAATAGCAACAGGTATCACAAGACCTATTGTAACTATACCTGTTAATCCACCACCGGTCAGACCAGTACTTACATTGACACCAGTAATAGTCCCACCACCAGGTGTACCTGGAGGACCAGGTGGACCTGGCATATTTGTTGCGGCAACCCATTGTTGGGTATCACCGTCATCATACCAAATATACAGTTGCCCACCAATTGGATCCCACCAGAGGGTTGCTGGTTGTGGATTTACAGGAGGTGCTGGACTAATGATTGTCCCACCACCTGCTCCACCTCCTCCACCACCACCTCCACCAGTACCAATAGGTACACCATTGACAAAGAATCCACCCTTTGCATCAATGTATCCAGTAGACTTTAATGATGGTGTATTGTATTGAACACCATTTGGTACATTATGAGTCTGTGACGTAACGTTGGTATTAAATCCCTTCCCATTCATTGTGGTTGGATTATTTGGCGCAGTCATAGTCATTGACCCGCCACTAGTCGGATTAAAGCCAAAGCTAGTCTTACCGTCCGTCGTCCTCATCTGCATAGATGTTTGGTCGACGTTACTCAGCTTATTAGGTTGAGAATGAAACCCTGGAATAACAAAGGCGTCAGTTAGATGATGCGTCCTATTTTGATCTTGATTCTGAACACCTCCATTTGCCCACCAAGCATCAATACCACGAGAAGCAAAGATTGCTAATCCTTCATCTCCCTTTTGAACAGGTATGGTAATGTGCATCCCACCACCACCCAAATAGAGTAGTGGAGAGGACTTGATTGTTGGAATCTGCTGCCATTCAATTGAACCCTTATCATTCACATAGGCTAGTTTTAGTGCAGGATCAATTGTTACTGTATTCTGAGCCGCCTGATGTTCACCAATAACAACAGGTAAAGAAGTCCATAAATCAGCTCTATCAGCCTGCTTTCGGAGACGGTCATTCTCCTGAAAATCCTCAAACCGTTCGGTATTATAAAACGGACTTGACATGTTTAACCCTATGGTGTGGTCAAGTACAGATGACCGTCTTCCCCTAGATTAGAAAAGGTAGGCACGGTATCTGGTGATACCTCCGGACCGATACTCATAACGGTTAGTATCGCCTGAGCCCCTAGAGGCATATAACCAAACTGTTCAAGCATATCGGCACCTGTCAATAAAGGCATCCCATGTAATATCATTGTAGTGCCAGTTTCGTCATCAAAATCCACGGTCCAACAAGATATTACCGTGTTCCATTTGAATGTTAACGTGTAGACAATGCCAAGTATCGTAACGCGCTCGGAGAAAGGACGACCTGACCGTGTGGGGATCTCGACGTTCGTTGCCACACTGAACTCCTCTGTTGCTTTGGTGCTATAGGCGCGCTGACGCTGAGGAAATTTCCGCTGCTGTCAGTTCTGGTCGTCATGCCCTTTTCGTTGAGTTGCGTCTCATTGGCGTTCCCCGGCAGCGCGGTAGAGCCGGTGCCGGTCTGGCCGGGACCGATTAGTGGCGAGTCGGTCCCCTCGGCTCTGCCGATCGGCTGCCCGGTGATGGTGCTTTCGACCTTCTGCCCCTCGGGCTGCAAGACGCTGTCGTTGCCGCCCTCGGGCGGGCTCTCGGGGCCAGTGACCGGCGTAGCGGTCGTCGGGTAGCTCTGCTCAATCATCCCACCATCACCAATATCGCGCGTTGGTTGATCACCTTTCTCTTCTGGTTGGGATGTCTTCTCAGGTTCCTTCTGTTCAGAAGGAGACTGAGATGCTGTTTGTACGTTACTTGATGCTGTTGCGACAATAATCACCTGCCTACAAACAATATCAGCCATTAACGCATATTCAGACTTCTCATCTGTAATTATGGATAAACGCTCTATCAGCATGTTAGTATACTTACGCTTCCCAGTAACCACATCGAAGGGTCGAAGCGCAGCCTGCCAGCTTAGTAGAAGTCCGTACACACCGCTTTCTGCGGAGAGGTCATATGACCCACGGACACTCCATCCCGCCTTTATGGTAACCGTAGCGGGCCTCTTAAACGCATGGTCAGCAATTGGGGCACCTTGCTCTACCGGATGCTCGGTTATCGTAATATCATCTGTACCATTTTCTTCAATTGTTACTTCAGCAATGATTCCACCGATAGAACGTCTATGTGGCATAAACAATGCGGGGGTCCAGTTACCATAAAGATTAGGTGGATCAGCCCTAGTTGTCGCAACCGGTTGTGGCGTTATTGCTGAATTACTATTCCCACTACTATCACCACCACCACCAGTAGAGGTATCCCCACCTCCACCCCAATCACCTGAGTCAGGATTAGAGGGAACATTAGTGGATGCATCACCTTGTCCAACTAAACCGGTATCATCACCCCCCTCAGGTGGACGAGCGAGTTCAAAAGTAGAAACTCTGCCCCTGCGTGGAGACAACAACAAGAGATCATTGGTTCGATTGCGATTACGCTGACGTTCCCGAGTTCTCATTTTATCTAATCCGTCGATTTGATGAAACTATTGTTGGGGTCCACCCTGGTGTTGGTGTTCTAGTAGGCGTAGGTGTAGCTGTAGGTGTAGCTGTAGGTGTAGCTGTAGGAGTAGCTGTAGGAGTAGCTGTAGGTGCTTTCGGACCATAGGTTTCTGGAGCACCACGACTAGCTGCTGAAGATGGATTTTGAATAGTCTCTCCTTTATCATTAAGTGCGACACCAACTATATTGGAATACCAAGGAAGACCACGAGTGTCTCCTTGATGCTCCAATAGAACGACCTTATAAGAACCAATTGGGGAGGTATAAGCTGACTCCATTTGCTTACCAAAGGTCGCAACAGGATTTATTACACCACCGGTAGTATCACCTTGAATATCACCATTTGCATTAACCTTAACAGAGGAACCTGGGGTGAATGGAACACCAGACAGGACACTTGTATCCAGCTTGATCTTCCCTCCAAGCTTGATATTCGGATTAAGTAAACACTTACATTCAATACCTTGAGGAGTTACCTCAGGTAGGCTGACAAGACCTGTCTTTGTTGTTAGTATGACAGGAGCACCAGGTCTGGTATTCTTGTTCTTGAGGATGACAATCTTACCATGCTCAATAAAGAACTTGGCATCATTCTTTTCCATATATTGTCGAATTACGTCTCTAGCAGCCGCAATTTCAGTTGTATCTCGTTGGGATTTATCCAATCCAACCTCTGGATCAATATAACTTATGCTGATACCCAATTTCGTGGCAGCATTCTTAAGGGGAACTAGATCCTGTGTACCTGCAGGGTACTGTGTGGAGACTATTTCTCGGTTGTACCTCAGATCACCATCACCCGCATGTATCTCGAAGTAAGTGTCAGTTGGATTTTCTTTGCCCTTCTTGTATTGGACCACCGTACCGTCAAAGATCAAACCAAAGTTTGCATACTTGTAACCCGCCTGTACTTGTATCCTGGTAAACTGAATAACCTTTACCATTGTTGCCGGAGCCATGTTATACACACGCGCCCATAACGTCGCAGGTGTATTGGCATCCGCCTGTCTAATGTTAAAGAAGACTCTCAGAGCTGAGAGATCAATCCCACTTGAAGTCTTACTCTTATCCCCACTAGATTGAGCACTGGGTGCTTTAGCAGTAACACTAACCTCAGGAAGAGTAATACTATCATCACGAGGAGTTGGTGTTCTTGTAGTGGCGGTGGTAGGTGTTGCGGTAGGGGTTGTCAGACGAGTAGTATTACTAGCCGCATCTCCTGAACCCTGACTATACAAAACAAAACTCAGTTTACGCATCCATTGCGCATCATGATTCTTATCATCTTTAGATATAGGCGCCGAACCAGGTGCATTACTCGGCTGCATTTGGTCAGCCAGGGATGTCCAACTATCCGCCTGAGCAGTTAGTTTAGAAGTCTGAAAGTTTGCTTGATTTGAATCGTCAGCCATGTCCGCCTACGCTAAAAATGCTCTTGAGTTACGTTGTTCTTCATGCCCACGTCTCTTATGAGACTCATCAATTAACTTTTGTGTTTGATGAGGATCACCAGATCCATTAATGTAATAGTTGTTGGTTGTATTCATTGCCACCTGTTTGTTCGCTGCCCCACCACCACTACCTCCTGCACCCAACTTAGTACCTTGAACTTCTGATACTTTTTGCTGTTGTTGTTTAGAAAGCCTTAAAGCTTCCCGATATTCTTCCCAGGGATCACCAAAACCAGCACTAGCACGTATCCCGCCAAAGTCTACATGCATCTGGTCGCGCGGCCCACCCCTTGGTCGTTGTGTACCAAAGTGTAGTCCGGATCCCATCCTTGCCGCCAACTCTTGATGTCCAGTCTTGATCAGATACGCCATCGCATGAATGTAAGCTTGACGATAGGGAACGGCATTAGGACCGGTACCTGCCTTATTGGCAATTGGTTTACCATCCTTGTCGTAAACCTGCCAGTCCTCGGCTTGGTGCTGACCATGCCAACCACCACCAGGGCGGTAACCGCCCTCCGGTGTGACCTTTGCTGACCAACCCTCAGGTAGTGTTTCTTTATAACCTTGAACCATTGCCTCGGTAAGGAGCTTGTTAACCCCTGTTCTTTCGGCAACAGAAGCATCTACCTTGTTACTACCAGGAGTAGGTACTCCTGCTGGACTTGCCTGGGACGCCCGCTCCTTTGCCAACTCCAGGAAGACTTCGTTTATTTCTTTTTCACCAGCACCCTTTGGAAGTTTTACTCCTTTACCACCGTGTTCGAAACTGAGACCGGCTATAGTTAATTTCCGTAGGTTTTCTGGTGTTAATTGTATCGGTAGGTTCTCACCACCCGGTTTGTTATAATCACCACCCATTGCTGTTTTGTAAGCTTCAAGTTGGGCCTTCATGTTGTTTTCAAATCCGGGCCCAGAAGCCTCAGCAATCTTTGCAATCGTATCTAAGCCTCTCTTAAAGTAACTATTGTAAGTAATGATGCGCGCACGTATACCATGCGCCATTGTATCAAAACTCTCAAAAGCCTGCCCAGGCCTTGTAGTCTTACCTAACCAATCACCACCTCCAACCCGCAAATTGCCTGGATTGTTGCGTTCCGGATGCGATATTTCCATTCCAGACGATGTTGTCTGAGTAGTTTCAGGGGGCTTCCAGTCTGGTGGAAACTCCACCCCACCTGCTGGCGCGCCAGTTGGAGAACCCGGGGTTCCAGGTGTACCAGGAGGGGCGCTACCGGGAGCGGGCGCAACACCAGGGGATGCACCGGGTGTACCTGCCGCTCCATAGATGCCGTCCTTGTAACCCATTGCCTTTAAGGTCTGATCAAGGACGTTTATCAGCAGTTCAGACATCTTGTCGTAAAATCTATCAGCTAGATCGACAAGAGGTCGAAAAGAAGCATCCCCTGACCACCAACGTTGAAATTCAATAAAGATAGTCTCAAAGTTGATACCGCTACGACCACCACTTTCACTAAGCAGATTATCTGGATGAGGACCAAACATTTGTTGGAGTCCCTCGCTAATGTTGCGAGGAAGTACCATCTCACCATCATGGGCATTGATATTAACAATACCACCATGCTGGAACCCGGCTGCCTCCTCCGGCTGTCCCTCATGGGTTGCCTTACCACCACCAACTCCACCTAATCCTTGAAACATCCGACCGAGTAGATAAAACGGATCCGTCCATTTAAAGGCAGCGCCTACATTGGGGTGACCTTTGTAGAGCGGGTTATCCTCAGAATAAGATTTATCCCGGCTATGGGGGTCACTTGTGGTTTTCCAAGCTTGCCATGCACCCGCTGCCGCTGCGGCCCATAGGCTGGCACGAAAGATTGCTAAACGCAGTGCTGCCCCAATAGCGGTTCCAGCAGGAGTCGCGCCAGCAATCAGTGGTCCAAACAACCACTTAACAAGAGCAATTGGGATATCTATCATGATGCCCTTTAACAGGGCTGCCGCTATTGCAGGTCCAAATAACAACAGTCCAGCGGCAATTGCCGTTGCCCATTCAGGGCCAACGTTCTTAGACAGCCAAGCGAACCCTTCAATCAATTTACCGACTAACCAGATTACCCCCTTTATCGCATCACCTATCAGATAAATATCTCTGATAAAGGCTGCTCTATTCTCTTTGTCCTCAAAGAACTTCCGCATCTCTTCAAAGACGTGCTTAAAGCCGGCAATAACTTCGGGATCAGTTAACCAGTCGCCTATTGCATCAAGTATCTTTTTAATGTTTTCAAAGTTGTCACTAACAATCTTATCAATACCTGAACTAAATATATCAACTATTCGATCCCACGTCATAGAAAGCTTGTGACCAGCATCAGCAGCTTGGTCTTGATTAAGCTTCATCTTGACCATTAGGTCATTGTGAAACTTTATCTGGTCGTTATAGTCTTTTAGATTTAATGAAAGATTACGAATAGGATCAAAATCAATACCAAGCTCACCTTTCTCAATGGTATTCTTGAGCATTTGATACTGATTGGATGTTTCACCAAAGTTTCTTCTTGCATTATCCAGAGCAGTCGCCAGTCTTACATAGGCGTCTTGAGCATTCAGGATTGGTTTTGTATCCCCAACTGCTCTTAACAACCCCTGCATTTGTTCCATTTTCCCTGGCTTACGCAGGGTTTCGGCTAACTTACTAACAATTTGCGCTGTCTGTTCAGATTGGATCCCGGCAGCCTTTAAACCAAATTCGAAACTCTTTAGTGCAGCAACTGGTACTCCTGTTGATTTTGATAGGAGATACATGTTATTGAAGCTATTCATCGTCCGACGAATAGCTTCTTCAGCCCCAATAGCCAACCCAATCAGTGCTAACCTAAACTCCTTGACCCCACGAATACCATTCTGCATGGTATCATGGAAACGCTTCGAACTCGCGGGGTCCGTCTGGAAGCCTAGCTTAACAAAGAATTCTTGGATTGTGATGCCTGCCATTATTTACTATTCCTTGCTGCTTCCTCAAACCTACTTCTATTCTCATCCCTAACGTTTAGTGCTTCATTCATCCTCGCTACGTCAGCTAGATCTAAAGTGCCGTCAACTAACGACTCGTAACGACAAATTCCCTCTAGGGCTGGTCGCATTACCCAATCTTCGTCGTCGTTCATGCTGACGACGGAAACGGAAGAACCTGATCCCCTGCCCCCTCCGAAGTGTTGGGCAGGGGTGCGGAGAAAAAACCGCTGAGATTATCCTGCAACACAGCAAAGGTTAGTTGAAGCATCTCCATCATGTCAATATCTTCGAACATTAGTTCGCCGGATGGCATGGTGATACGCACCCAGGCTTGCCCATTCCACCTTGACACGACATGCAAACAAGTCTTCAGGATAAACTCACTATCCTGCTGTGACATCTCAGCAACTGCAGTGGCAACGGGTCCCAATGCCGACCAGAAGTTGGCATCCATTGCGACATTAGTGCCATCGGTTGGTCCGATGTCAGAGAAAGTCTCACCCATTCCGGAAAACACAGGCATGAGTTTCCGAAACAAGTGAAACTGTTTAAACGCGTCGAGTCGGCCGGTGCGATACCGGGAAGTACCAAGCTCGAGTTCTTGCATAAGTCTACTCCTACGCTGCTATCCCTGTCGCCGCTGCCAGGCCAGTACCAAGGATAAAGTCAACAATACCAGCATGGAAGGTCCAAGTCATTTCGCCGCCTTCCTTGGCATAGGTGACATCGGCAAACTTTGCCCAGGCACACATCTGGCAGACAATAACATCATTGCGCGCCATGTCTCTTATCGAGATTGTGTTGATGCCGAAGGCCTGACTAAAGGCGCAGTCCGCAGCATACATTGCCGATAGTAGGGCATTGGTTGGTGAAGTCTTGAGCAAGCGCACCGTTACCGTGGCGCTCTTGCCAGCGTGCAGCGAGTGCATGACAGAACCGTCGGCACCAATAGTCATGGTGGACTTGTCTTCCGTCATAACAACGCTGATACCACCCTCAGCATCACCAGCACCAGACCCCAGGCTAAAAGAGCCATGAGGACCACTGATGGAACACATGTTGTCTTGAAAGCTGTAAGTTGCCATAGATGTCTCCCTAAGAAAGAAAACAGCATACGTTATGGGCGGAGAATGCTAGTCCGGATTTCGCGGTCGAAAGAGGAGGGGCGACCACGCCATTATTAGAAACCGCTGTACCGATCCCAAAAGGGACCAAAAGCCCTGTGATGTCGGGCCGACTTGGCCTTGGCGGCTTAACCTTACCGGTTGACTTTTCGTCCAAGATACCAACCATCAGGAATAGGGTCAGTATCAAGAAGCCTTTTACTCTTTAAACCGTTCGTGATCCAAGATCGATTTCGATTTCGATAAAGCCAAATCTTTCGATTCTCTTGTTTCTGTTCAATTCGTTTATCTAATTCTTGTTGAGTAACTATTAAACTTCGGCCTCGATACCAACCATCAGGAATAGGGTTGTTCTTATTGACTCTTTTATCTTCAACACCATTTGTTATCCAACCTAATTGTCCTTGAGCAATCTTACCTCGCTCAGTAGGTCCATATCTTTTACCTTTTCTTGCACTAGGCTTCCCGAGTTTGGCAAGGGACATTCGACGTCTAGTTTCTTCACCAAACCCACCAACATATCTACGTTTGTTTACAACCAACCCATTAAGCGCATCTATTAAACAAGTCTCAATCAAACGAGCCTCTTTATATTCTAAATTATTCCTAACTATTATTGGAATGGTTTCGTATCCTAGATCACGAAGAGACCGAACAATCGTACCTGTTGCTGTATCCCTACCTGAAAGATGTGTACTGATCCGACCTAGTTGTATGGCACATCCAACGTAGAAAGGCTTTCCATTGTCAGATCGAATCAGTACATAGACGTAGTAATCCATCGCTCAGTACTCCTCGGTATCCCACAAGAGGATAGCAGAGTACTAATTAAAAGCAAGAATTACTTAACGGTTAACATTTATGAGCACGTTCGAGAAGTGGACAGCACCAGCCAACTTTACCGCGACCTGGATCAGTGGTGCAACGCGCGCTTCTCTTGTTGCTTGGTCTTGTGTATCCACCGAGGCGGCAAAGGTGTACCAACCATTGGCAAGCAGGTCACCTTGCGCCAGCTGACCAAAGCCAGGTGCGTTCCATCTGCCTGGTGCAATCAGGCCATTAACGACACCCTGCGACAGTGAACCATCAGTAGTAGCAACCAGAACGTGAATGCCTGGATCAGTCTGTGGGATCTTTGGTGACTGATACAGAACATTGTACACGTCAGTCTGAATCCGGTTCGCCAACCAATCCAGACCGTGCATCTCATCAAAGTAAGCGCGACCACTCATCACACCTTCTTCGATGATACTCGTACCGTTATTGTATTGAGCATAGACGTTGATGCGCTTGCTGGCGAGGGTAGTCGCTTCGGTCGCGGTAAGCAGCTCAGGTACAACACCAGGTTCTACCTTGAACTTCATTGTGATCGTGGTATTTGACCCCTCGAAGTTGGTGGTCAGTGCACGACCAAAGAATGAAGCCATAGCGTAAGGGTTGGTAGCAGAATACTGAACTGCTGTCCGCATGTAGTCAGCCAGTAGTGACTGGCTGCCGATGTCACTGGTAATAACCGGATCGAGACAAGTCGGCTCGTTTGTGGTGATGCCGTAGAGGTGTTTATCCGCTGCGGCTTCAATGTACCCAGAGATAGCGTGATGGTCTTGATCAATCAACGGCGTAGTGGTGGCAAAGATCAGAGCGTACCACCCACGACCATCCACCCTTATCACGGCGTCTACTGGTGTCTCCAAGGCCACACCGGATGAACTACGCATTCCAGTACTTGCGGTGCACAGCATCATGGCCGAGATGTCTGTCGCCAGGGGCACCCCCGGCGGTGCGGTCAAAAAGCTAACATTAGAGGTTGGGCCTGTGGTGTGACTGTCAATGATGAACTCTTGACCAGTCCAAGTACAAGTTGCCATAATCGGTGTTGGCATTGCCGCAGCAAAGCCGGCATTGATCTTTGTTGCAACCCCATTGAGGTTGGATACCTGCGAGAAGTCCATATTGACAATAGCCACAAGCGGCCCACCATCAACTGAGATCTGGAATCCAGCATTATTGATTGCACGCCAAATCAGAGGATCCTGATCCTCGGTAGGCATAGGCCCACCTGTCAAACGACCGGAAGTTGGTGTCTTTGCCCACCGACCAATAAACAGCGTGGTAGGCTGCGGGATCTGGCTAAAGAACAGCTCCGCAGCTAGAAACTCCGGTGCCGTGCTAGTAAAGTCACCAGCGACCTCTTCAATAGTGTTGTACTCCCGAATTGCTTCACCCGTATCAATAATGGGGCTATCTCCCATAATCAATAGGGTATCGAACCGAGACAGAGGCGCGGCGATCGGCGCAAAGCTGACCTCCACGTCGACTACGCGCGATACGCTCAAGCCTTGCATGATAGTTACTCCTCTGGAGGATCTTTGGTGATGAACCCAGTTAACTGGGCCTCAAGTATAGTCACCCGTTCCTGTAAAATAGCAATCTGTTGAACCTGTAGGTTAACTTGTTCCTGCAAATCAGTAATCTCTTCCTGAGCAACAGTAAAGTTGTTGCGAACATCCCTAGTAAAGGCATTGCCCTCTTCTGGTACGGTAGGATCTATTTCTGAGGTCATTCAACCACATCCCACTTTGTTCTACCATCATCCCAGTAGGTAAAACTACCGCGCGCATAATGATCCCATAGGGTCTCAGACCCAACTTCAACATCCCTATGGATGTGCCTTTTGCTATAGGGTGGTTCTGCTTCAATGCTAACCTGCGCACCGATAATAGTCGCAACGTTATAGTTGTACCTGATCTCTCGCCTTAGTATAATGTTAGTGTCTATTCGATTGACCCATTGGTTCATATACAGCTCCGGGGCGCGATTTAGACTCGTAACTTCAACAAGACCACAACCATTAGCCCGCAGCACAGCCCTATTCTGCCAGATATACAAACCACGACGCATAAAGCTGGCATATTGTCCAGCATTAGGCCCGTAAAAGGAGCACATTACTGTATCTACTTCATGCTCCTGAAGCATTACTTGGCCTAGACCATTGTTCCCGTGAGGGTCATTACCCATCCAAGGTTCAAAGTCTAAGAATACTTCCGAGATACCGAACGCCACCCAATTTGTGTCAAAAGTTGGCATATTCGGTGGCTCAGGTTGCCAGCGAGGCCTGACCAGATCAGGTGGCAGACCAGTAACGCCCGCGACGAGGTCATGCAAGAAATTCTCCCATGCATCATCAACGGGCTCTTGAGGCGTCGGCGCCGGGCCAAGATACCCTGCCTGCCTACTGTCTGGGACAAAAGGCATTTAGTGGATCCTGAGCCCACCTGAACCCCTAATGGGAGTAGTCTGACGAACAACAGCAGGCTTGGCTTGTTCTTTGAGAATTGCCTGTGGCTTATCATTGGCAAGCACATTGTACAATTGCTTGGCAGCCCCTGAGTGAGACTCGACTAGTTTTGCCAATTCCTCAGAGGAAGGCCCGTTGTGCTGTACAGGTGCAGCAACAGGTGTTGAACCCCGACGACGCCCACCACTAGTCTCCTGTGGAGGCGGAGGTGGTGCATCAGGATTGGGTACACCCTGCCCATTGCCATTAGTTGACTTCTTTTGTTGCGCAGCGTAATGTTCCGCTACCGCAGCGTGGTAGTCTGCATTGCGCTGTATCCGCGTACGAACGATACTGTGCATGATTGTACTCCCTTGGAAAAGCTGTGCCAGTCCGTGGACTCTTGACTACTGGCTTGTCGCATTTCTGTCACGTTCCACTTGAAGCAAGTCCTTCCACCCAACTGTTGGACTTGCATTGCCCCATCACCACTGATCTCCGGCGGTACCACCTCGGGGGTGAGTTGAGAGGCCTGAACTGTTTAGGCACTGCCTATAGGATCTGGTATGGGAGGAGCAGGGATAGAGTCGTAAGACACAGCGGTTGCTTGAATCCAACCTCGCCCATAACCTGAATAGTCATCAAGTATACGCACAATAAACGTGGTATTGTGCCAGACAATCTGATCAGGTAAAGTTTGACTACCTGTAACATGATTAATAGATGAACTTTGTAGCCTGTATGGTGTATAGATCGTGATTGCTCTATTCATCATATCGGCTTCAGGCAATCTGTTTAGATCATTTGGTGATGCAGGTACCACTACTGCTAATTGCTGGCTAGTTACTAACTTCATTACCGTGCGACCTTGCCCGCTCACAGTCTCTTGACGCCTGACAACAGTGATGTAATCCCAGAAGGTAGGGTCGAATGCTTCATCTACATTGTGTATTGGCATGCCTTTGCCTTTTAGATCCTATTTACAGGCAAAATGGGGACTTGGCCACTTGTGCATGCGCGCGTATATATGCGCGCGTGTACGTTGTTGTTTAAGGTGGTGCGGGACGCTTCTTTACCACGTAAGTAATGCTGTTTATTAGCTGTGCAGTATCTATCAATGGGGTGACACCACCTGATGTTACTTCTGTATGGCCTGGTCTATAATTGGCATGCCATTGCCTATAGGCCTGATTGAATGCGGCATCCCCTTTATGCCTAGCCCTTGCTGCAACGGTGCCTGGCTTTAGTGGTGGTGGAATGCCAGCGACTATTGTCTTCTTGACTGCCGTGACAGCCGTTTGTCCTGCGGCATTCAATGCTCTATCAAGTACACCTTCATCACCACGAAAGGCAGCCTGCCCAGCCTGCACCATATACTTGGTCCACTCACGCTCAGATGACCTGACACCAGGGACTAGGAATGGACGCGCTGGGATGTTGTTTGCTGGGCTACCTACCTCGTGGATATAACCTAATGTTGCGTTGCTTGGTGCACTGTCACTACGGTGGTCATTGGCAGCAGGAATGCCTACCATGACATGTGTACCAGCAAGGCGTTCCAGTGCCTTGGTTATCTTGTCGTAATTGTCTGTGTCATCAGGCATTGGTCCACCGCTCAATACGCTCCCTGAGGATAGCTAAGTATGACCGCATAGCTGACTCTTGTGAATACAAAAGGGCAAAGTCTATATGATTTAAGGCAAACGCCTCTTTACTCTTGATGAATTTTGCTAAACGCTGTAGTTTATCATTCAATTCCTGACGCTCTTCCATGACTCTAACTTGCCATTCTTCCACAATAATACTCCTCCCATGCAAGCATACCCGCGCGGCTATCATGCCCACTAAAAAGACTCCTTTTCGATTATTTTTCGAAGCGCGCGTACGCGGGATGGATGCGCGCGCGCTTCGAAACTTTAACCTTTAACCCCATAAAAGTGACTCAATCCTTCCCAGAACGCGCGGGACGCTTCATCTAACGTTATGCCTTCTGGAATGACTACTTCCCCTGTCTTTAGATTGACTCTTACACCACAGGGGTTAAAGGTTAACCAACTATGTTCCAAGTCATTAAACTTGAGTACACTACCAGGTTGACTTGTGTAATAGTCTGTCACACTATCACCTCAGGAAGAATAGGCTCAGCGAAGCAACGGCAATTAGGAAAGTTACCAGGGTGATGGCGCTCACCACCGGCCTCAGCCACGGGTGGGTCATCCCATGATTGTATTGTCCCTTCCAAAGCCCTGTGTTCCCGCCTAACAGCCGCATCTCTTACTGTCCTCCAGATATACTGTTCTGCACCTATGTGTTGTGCGCGTGCCTGAACAATAGCCGATTGACACTTAGCCGTTTCAGTCCGCGCGATGAGGGTGGCTCTCGATACTGTAACATTACCAGAATCCCGCACCAACTGAACAAGGTCGTCATATCTGCGTCCACCTACAACAAAGTCTTGTGTGTATTCCTGAACTCTTCTACCTGCATCAATAGGCAAAGATGTGATTAGAGTAACTTGATCATCTAACATTTGCTTGATTACCCCACCAATAGGGGCATTCTCAATCATGTTTCTTAGCTCAACACCAATTTCCCTACTAAGCCTAAACCAGGCTCCTGCATCTCTACGTGAGACTTCAGCTATCATGCGGGCTGCAGTTACTCTAGCCCAGGGGTTAATCATTGCTGAATATCTACTAAGCAGCTCTATTAGCTGAGGTAAATGGTCTGTATCACCTGGGGTGAAACCATTAATGATCATGCCAATATTACGAGCAACTGCTCTTAGTTGTTGTGCATAATACCTTTCAGCCCGCCTTACCTTCTCAAAATGTTGCCGTTCACGTTGTAGTTGCCTACGCTGGGTAGCGGTAGGACGCCAGCGTGAACGGGCAAGTTCAGGAGGGAGACCAACTGTTCGCATCTATACACGAGCAACATGTTGCAAATCAAGAAACTGTTCAGCTTCTGCACGTCTTCTACCAATGATCTCAGGTGGTTTATTCCACATTAGAATGGCATCCGCTGCCGCTTCAATGAGACCATCGTTAATGTGCCGCAAGAACGTGGAACCACCAAATCCACCTAAGCCAATGTTATAGGCAATCGACACTAAAGCATCAAACTGATGCTGATTAACCTCACGCTTTAGTCTTGCGGAAACACCATTCTCAAACTTGGCAATATCTCTTTCAAAGATCTCTTCTACCTCTTCCCTGGTAATAGTCAAACCAGGAGTGACTGTTGGAGGGCCAGCCACACTGGTATGACCCACCCCAATAGTCCAGATGCCTTTGCTGTCTTGATAAGCGGTTAGCTTAACGCCTTCCCGCTCCATCAAGAGGCGACGACCATTGTCTGACATCTGCATGATGAATGCCTATTTACAGGGTGTACATCGAGGTGAAGTATCCTAGCTATGCTGCGGTACTCGACGCTCCGGTAATACCGCTAGAATCGCCTGGAAAACGATGTATGAGTGAGTATTAGTAGGGAACTTAGCGACTAGGCGGTGGGAGCACCGTCATCAAGCAAATCAATGACAATAAAGTGAGGGGAATAGGCCTGACACTAACCCAATAGAAAGTAACTATGGGATGTGTTAACAGCATCCCAAGAAAACTAAACCACAGCACCAGCACCACACCACGTAGCCAGAGTACTATAAACAACACAACAACCAACCCCATGACAAGATAATCATCAACTCTAGTATACGAATTGGAATATCGGCTTTGTAGCAAGCCAACAATACAAACACCAGCACTATCTGAGAGACAAAGATCAACCCCAACGCATCATTTAGTACCAGGCTCATCTAACAAAGGCAATAGCCTTATCAAAGATGGCTAAGACTTCCTCCTTGGTCCGCCTGTGTTTGTCTTGCCAAGCTATTATGGACCAATCATGACCCAAGGCCTCTTGCAGGCGCATCATTGCCTTAAACCTAAGCGACCTGTAGGACTTGAAACTATCAGTGATCTCTTTCAGAGAACGGAATCCAATCGCACCCAACATACAGTACTCTTGTTGGTTGGTTCGAAAGGTACCCTGACACCACCCTGCTTCAACTCTTTCCCGTGCAATAATCAACCTACGGGTTATCGGATCAAAGCCTGTACCATCAAACGGCATAACAATTTCTCCCCTATCAAAAGTGCGGGCTACTCTTTACCGGCTCCCACCTGCCCCTCATCATCGCCCGTCGCTCCCGACCGCACAGCGATGATATCGGACCTCCGCTCCACTTCACCTGGCGCCAGGTATGGCAGGGGCCGCCATGACATTGTTTCACTTCGGGGTTCGTCATGCTCCACTATAGGCATCACTACCTCCCAACCTAAGTCAACCAAGGTCCTCCAAACCTACCATAAGGCCAACCAAAGTAAGTTGGAAACCTAACAGGTCCAGGTACATAATGGAAGGTACGATAAGCAGCCGTAGCCTTCCAAAACAAAGCACCATACTGGGTCATCAAATACCAGCTCTGAGTACCTGTAACACCAGGGAATCCCTCTGACGAAACGCTCACACCATTCACAGATTTGCTGTTAATTCTGCCCACCATTCCACTACCACCATACCCACCCATGCCAGGTCCACCTGGTCCTGCAAACAGTGTTGCAATGTGAGCAGTCAACAATGCCAACAAATAGGCTCTTGTATCTAGATCCTGCTCAGGACTAGTCGCATCATTTCTAAATATCAATCCTGCAGTAATCCACATCCTTTCTAAGGCGTCACTATCTGTACCACTAAACTGAGGAAAAGCACTAGTAAATCTATCATAATCAAACTTGACAACAAATGCGTCCTCTGGTGGCAAGACAGGTTCTTGCCATGTCATACAAACACATTCACCAGACTTCAATAAAATCCTTCCGTCATCTAGGGCTACTTGAGCAGTCAATACATAGATACATTGGTCAACCATATCTCCTACTAGTTGACTGGTCTTATACTGATCAAATACAGGTGCACCAATCAACCTAGACAATGGTGTCAAGTCAAGAGTCGGATCTGATGTTGGTTCAATATCAATAGTCCATAATGCTGACTGGATAACGGGACTGGTATTAGTAGCACCTGGCGGGACATTACCAATTTCATTGGTAAAGTCAAAGGTAAAGTAGTCCCGCACAGGTGCTGGGAGTATGGGTCCAAATGTTGTATCGGACGCCATTACCTATTGCCTTCCCCTTGCTCAAGGATGCCAAGCCTGAGTCTTCTGTCTACACCACCCATCTTGGCACTGGGATTATTACGGTCCAGAGGTTCTAGACCCGTAACAACACTAGTCAATTGCTTGCATTCGGTAATCAGTGTTGCCCTATCCTTATGGGCCAAGACAACCTGGTTTTTGACCAGATCACTGGTCTTATTCTGCATATGCCAGCCATCCCATACATCTTTGGGACAACCTTCTGTTATCGCATAACCACCAGGTAACAATTCAGTGACTGCACTACTGAAATTGTATGCCTGGCCTGCTGTGGCGATCCAAGGACCGCGACAAACAAACTGGGCGCCTTCAACAGGGATGGCTCTACGCGATTCTTTCATTGTACCATCCCGCAGCGGCTCCATATATTCTTGCCACTGAAATACCCGCAAGACAATCCCTGATGGGAGCTTACAGGCGACATATACAGTGTCGCCCGTTGTTGCTCCTCTTGAGAACGGGACCGCTGGACGCGGTGGCTGGGGTGGCGGGACTTGCATACTATCAGCCATGATTACCTTTTACCTCCTATCATTTCAAACATTGTTAGGGGGACCAGTTTCCCCCTAACTGCCTAGACACCAATCATTGAGACGACAGCTGCCGGCATCCGCACCACTGTGCCCCAAGTACCTGCACTGACCTTCTGAGAGAAGGACGAACGAGCGCGAATAACAGGGTGAGCCCGCATTTTTTCCGAGTACGCCGGAAAGGCAAACTTCTGACCTTCAACTTCATTGGCGAACAGCTGTACAAACTCGCCAGCTGCCACACCTTGCGGCATGATTGGTCCACGAGCCGCATATTGCGGGATCGTAATCAGCTTGATATTGCCAAAGTTCTTGTCGATCAGGTCACGCACATTGACACCGAAGCTGTTGGTGATCGTCAGGGCGACTTGTGAACCAGGCGACATTGCCAAGGTCATTGATGTATCCGTGTCGATCAACCCACCGGTCTGCAAGACCAGTTGGTAGAATAGTGTCTCAATGTCGGCATAGACCTCGTTTGCCGTGGCGTTCATGACCCCATTGATGATCCAACGTGGGCTGTTGCCAGTCGCTGCCTTTGGCGCAGGGCTGAGGGCTGCAGTCAGATTGGGATCATTGGTCATGCCATAGTTCTGGAGCCCACCAACACCAAACAGGTAGGCAAGGTTCATGAACTTGGCAATAGTCTGGGCTGCTGCACGATCGATCTCAGATACCCAGTTGACGCGGGCAAGACCACCGCGCTCTACTTCCCGCTCACCATACTCTTTGATGACCTGGAAGAGGTAGTTTTGCCTAGCCGGCCACCCAACATTGATCCCGGCGTTGCCGTTCTCATTGTAGTCGCCATAGCTAGACACTTCACCAGTCGCCTCGACGACCGGGAAGTAGATGATGTCTTGCAGCCAATCACCACGCTTGACTTCACCACCAAGCGCTTCCGCTGCCTTGTTCGGGCTGAACAAGATACGAAAGACCTCGGGGTCAATAGTCGTAGTAAGCAGGGCGGGGATTGCCGAGTTCGGGTCAGTATATAGTGGAGGCGGTGCATCCATCGCCATACTATTATGGCCGTATCCACCATAACCCCAAGAATCCTGGGCCATCTGGAGCATCTCGTCCTGGGCCAGTTGTGGGTTGTTCTTCCAAGACTCCGGCGTGTATGCCGTAATCGCGGGAAGATATACACCACGATTTTCCCATTCCGCACGATCAGCCGACCAGGCAGCCCGCGCACCACTAAAATTTTGCATTTGTTCCTCCGGAATAAAGGATTACCGCCTGGTGATCCTTGCGGTAGTTACTGTATTAGTGGTGGGACTAAGCCCACCACTTCTTAGCCAAGCGGCCAGCTGGACATCTTGATGATTTCGCCTGCCGCACCTGCGCTGGTCGCAAACCACTTGGTCTCAATTGCGTCAGTGGCGCCAAGAGAAGCAGAGGCAACCACTGTGTTATTGTCCACAGCATAGGTACCAAGGCCACCCGTACCAGTCAGACCGTAGTTTGGGCCCATTGCCGTGATGGAAGTACCAGCAACAACAGTACCACCCGACAGCGCATCACCAACCTCGATTGGAGTTGCACCGGCGACGGTGACAGTCATCGTACCATAGGTACCAGCAATTGCTGTGGAGGCAACAGTCTGCTCGGCAATGCTGACTGCATAAGTACCAACACCACCAGGTGTAGCACCACTCAACTGACCGAGAATCCTGGTACCCGTTACAACATTGGTACCAGAGATTGTGGAACCAGGTACCACAGAACCAGCCCCAACTGCACTAACAGTCAAGACATTACCAGCAATTGAGCCGGTGGCACTAAAGGTTGATGCTGCGACCGAACTAGTCACGGTCGCTGCACCCGGGGCAGTACCTGTTGCACCAAATACCACAGCACCATCGCTCAGACGAGCAAAGGCCTTCATCCCATACTGGGCATAGGTAGTACCCCGATTGAGAACAAAGAACCCACCAGCCTGATGGAGAGTAATGGGGAAGCCACCGGGGACCAGCATACTGACACCACCAAGGTAACTGGTGATCAGGCCCTGCTGTTCACGATGAACAAACCCTGCCGGTGCAATAACACCACCAATAGCGCGGGTGTGAACCAAGGTCGGAGCATTGTTCGGGTCGATGATGCTGGCATCAAGCCAACCAAACCGAGCAACAGTCACGCCCTCAGATGCAGCAACCAGCCCACCGGGGCCAGCATCCACGGTGGCCCGCGGATTGTGGTCGCAAAAGTCACCTTCTACACCAGGTGCCTGTTGCGGATAAACCTGAGCTTGAAACAAAGGCATTGAAACCTCCATATAGTTACTAGTACACCACCTCAGGATTTACTGAATAGTGATGTTCTTGGTGAAGTCGAACCGCTCAGCGAACGAGCCACCTTCAATCTTGGCGTCCGCTGCCATGCGCGGGCCACCCTGATTGGGACGACGGGCGCCGGGGCGAGGCTGCGCTTCAAGCACAGGCAACAAGGCATCCGGATGCATCTTGTCGACCTTCTTGGCGTCCATACCGAGTGCCTTTAGGGCGGTACGGTAAACATCGGACGGCCGAGCAGCATCCATGGCCAGGTCACCAACCCAAGGACGAACAAAGCGCTCAGCTGCGCGAATGTTCTTCTGGGTCTGGACAGTACGAGCAACAGCGCGCTTGATTGCCGCGTCCATTGCCGTCTTTGTCACCGGCTCGGATTGCTCAGAGGGGACGACTTCATCCTCCGCTGCCTTCTTTTTGGGATTGCCTTCTTCGTCAAGCTCCTCTTCCTCTTCGTCGCTCACGCAATCTTCGAGCTCGTTCTCGTCCATACCGCCAATGGCGGTCGGGGGCGGAATTTCACTGGGCATACCTTGATCTCCTCCGTTTCCATTGGGGTCTTTACTCTGTTGCTGCTCACCGCCACCACCACCATTGTCAGGAGGAGGAGCGCCGACGCCTCCACTGAGGTCAGGATCAGGATTGCCTTCCTCAGCGAGAAATGCGTCAAGGTTCTGCAAGATCTCGGGCGATACCCCTTCTTGCTCAAGGTATGCCTTAATCTTTGCTACAACATCTTCGGGGTCACCATCTTCCTCTGTCTGTGCACCCATAGGCGGCCCAGCATTGGGCTCCGTCTGCATGGGCGGCGGCCCACCCTGAGGCATCCCACCACCCATCTCAGCATCTGCCATACCAGCAGAAGGAGACAATGCGTCCAAAAGGTTGGCTAAATCCTGGATATCAGCATCCTTGGCCAACTTGCCTTTGGTCGCATACTTGACCGTCTTGATGATGTCGGTCTTTCTGCTGTTAAAGTTCTTTGACGTAACTCCACGCACAATGGAGTTATAGTCAAGGGGTGCAGCATCTTGAGCGAGGCGCGGTGTGAGATAGGTAAGCAGAGCACCTTTGGCAACCATAGCTGCCGGCGCTAGTTTCGGCATAGCGGGACTCCTTTCCTTAAGAGCAGCATCTTGGACGACAACATCGGCACCAGCCCTGCCATCCTCTACTAGGGCAACATGATTACCACGTATGTTAGTCATAATCCCATCGTAGTGTTGACCCTCATACATACCAGGCTGCATTAAAGGGTCGTAATGGTAAGCACAAGACAGTTCCTTTTGCTCACCATCCTCAATTGCGTCAATTGCTGGCTTGGTCCAAAAGACCAAACTATTCTTTAGGTAAGGATGCTGATACATAGCATCAGTACCGGTAGAACCCACTACTAAATCAGCTGGATGCTTTTCTGAATTAACTGGTTGATGCTTTGCTAAGATTGGCAAGTTATTGAATGTTCTTGCAGCCTTTTGTAGTTCTTTGGGATGCCTTAACAACCAATACTTTCTAGCGGGGTCAAGACCAAGTCTCTCAAAATCCGGAATCTCTTCACCCCAATATGGATTAACCGTTGCCTTAGATATGTTTGACATCCCGACGTGCATATGCCCATCTTCACTAACCCTGCGCACAGATGGGTTTTGATCCATCGCAATAGGACTGGATTGCGACTTGAGTGGGTTAAATGCTCCAACCATTGCGATCATGCGGCAATCCTACGACGGGATGGGACAGATATTGTCCTATTTCCATTACCACCAGATCCACTCGTTCGATTTGGTGCAGTGCCCATACTTGTTCGACCACCATTTCCATTACCAGCAACAACTAACCTATCAGGGTTATCACTGACTAATATCCTATCAGGTGGTGTACCTGGTATTACACCAGGAATAGCGGGGAACCAAGCAGCACCAAGAGAGGCATATCCACTAAATGAATCGCTTGTCTCTATTACTTCAAGATCTGCTGTAATCTTATCAACAAAGCAAGTTGCACTTACTACATTATCATTTTGAGCAAGTCGTAAAGTACCTACAATATTTACAGTACCAGTAGCCGTGATAGTATTTGAATCTTGTATTTGGTTGAGTGTACCACCAATAACTGCTTCTACGGTGGCAGTGATCGTCTGTGAGGCTTGAATTTCACTAAGTACAGCACCGGTAACAGGACCACCTATTGCGACTACAGTATTAGATGCTTGTATTTGATTGAGGTGGCCACTAACAACAGAACCACCTATTGCGACTACAATATTAGATGCTTGTATTTGATTTAATGTACCAGTAACAACAAGAGGTAACGTACCAGTTGCTGTTAACGTATTTGGTGTCTGTAAAACGCTAAGAGTACCACCAATACCAGAAAGAACAGACCCGGTAGCAGATACAATATTTGACGCTTGAAGCTGACTTAATGTACCAGTAACAACAACCACACCAGTAGAAACTATTGTATTGTCTGCTTGTACTCGATTAAGAACGCCACTAACAGTGATTGTACCAGTGGCCGTGATTGTTTGTGTAGCTTGAAGCTGACTAAGAACACCACCAACAACCAGACTGCCCGTCGCGACTAAAGTATTTGGTGGTTGTAACTGGCCTAATGTACCAGTAACGGTTACCCTGGCAACTGCTGATAAAGTATTTGATGCTTGTAGTTGACTTAATATACCAGAAACAACAAATGGTACATTACCGGTTGCTGATATCGTTTGTGATGCTTGAAGAACATTAAGAGCGCCACCAATACCAGAAAGAACCGAGCCAGCTGCTACTAAGGTATTTGGCGGTTGTAACTGACCAAGAGTACCAGTAATAGTGACTCTAGCAATTGCTGATAAAGTATTAGGTACCTGAGCTTGACTTAAGGCACCAGTAACAGCAAGAGTACCGACTGCTGTTAATATATTTGAGGCCTGAGATAGATTAAGTGTACCTGTAACAGTGATTCTAGCTACTGCTGATAAAGTATTAGGTGCCTGTAATTGACTTAGCGTCCCAAGAATGATAACAGTACCAGTGGACGCAATAGTTTGTGGTACTTGTAATGCGGATAGTGTGCCAACTGCTGGGACTGTGCCAGTTGCCGTTAGTGTTTGATTAGACTGAAGAACACCAAGGGAACCAGTAATACCACTTAGAACAGTGCCAGTTGCTGCCACAATTTGAGCAGCTTGACTTTGACTAAGCGCACCACTAACAACAGTACTACCAGTAGCAACCAGAGTATTTGAGGCCTGAGATAGATTAAGTGTACCTGTAACAGTTACTCTGGCAATCGATGATAAAGTATTAGGTGCTTGTGACTGGCTTAATGTACCACGTATGGTCACAGTACCAGTAGAGGAGATGGTCTGTGACGTCTGAACAATAGAGAGATTACCAATTACTGGAACATTGCCAGCAGCAGTTATCGTATCGAGCGCTTCAATCTGGGAGAGATTACCACTAACACCACTTAGAACAGTGCCAGTTGCTATCAGTGTATCAGGGCTTTCGGTGACCGATAATGTGCCGGTAATGGCGAGGGGAGCCGTGCCTGTCGCCGACAGCGTGTCGGCAGTCTCGGTGACCGCCAGAGTGCCAATTATACCAGTATCAGCGATCTGGTAAACCGGTTGCACCGCACCGGGATGCGTATAGTTGGTAACACCGGTTGTCTGCCCCGCCCTGTGCTGCGGGAAGGCGGGGGGCCAAGCAACAGCTACCAACCCACTGATCGCTGGCTGCACCGCACCCGGTGCGTCAAAATTTGTTACACCTAAACTTTGCCCTGCGCCGTGTTGCGGGAAGGCTGGGGGCCATGGGGCGACCGCTATCGGAGCCGCTGGACCTTCCGCCGTTGCGACGAGAGTGTCAGAAATCTCGGTAACAGCGAGCGTTCCGGTTACCGACAGGATCAATACGCCCGTTGCGACGAGCGTATCGGGGGCCTCAATCTTTGTCAGTGTGCCGACATAGGGAGTTCTGCCGGTCGCCGTGACAGTATCGGGAGCCTCAGTCTTTGTCAGCGAGCCAACATAAGGAACATTACCAGTTGCTGTGACAGTATCGGAAATCTCAGTAACAGCAAGCGTGCCGGTCGCGGCGGCAACAAAATCAGCGGTGGTGATCGATGAGGTGCCGATACGGAAGAAAACGTTGTCGTTGTTACTCGATCCGGCAGTGGTTTCCTGCCACTCTACCTGAAAAAACAGATATGCGTTGTTGAGGACTATCTGTCCTGGCGAGGCGGTAATCGAACTATTTGTGTCGGCGGTAGTTGAGAGCGTGACAGTCGCGCCCGCCGTATTGGCGATAAGCTGAGTGGCAACGGCTCCGCTAAAGTTAGTTGACCGGTACATCTTCATGTTGACGTGGCCGATACAACCTGCCGTCCCGGCCCGCATGTTGAAATTGAACGTCCAGGCCGTGGCAGCGAAGGTGCCGGTTAACGGCCCAACGACAAAACAATCACCAGCCGTACCACCACCAGTTCCCGTTCCCACAGTGGGACCGCTTGTCGAGGCGTTGTAACTGGCGGAAAGAGCGGGATCGGTGCTAGTCGCCGTCGCGCCAAGATGGCCGCGATAATACGGTGTGGTGATCGCAGTTTTGGCTGGTGCCCAACCAAAGGCCGAATTAGCTGCGGTCGGCGCTGAACCGTTAAGCTGAGTGTTGCCCCAGAAGTATGGGGTAACCGCTGGCGTTCCGAGAAGGTAGATGGTCTGAACAGCCATCAGTCATCTCGCCACTCAAAGCTGAAAGTGCAGCGATCGTAATTCCTAATTTGGTGGGGATGATCTGGCCACACATTGCAACCGCGCGACCAATAAGTGTTCTGACTGTCGTGTATGGCGCAAAGACGCTGACCGTCCTCTTCACGTTCTAGAAACGGGCAGGCACCATCTGGTTGTGCTGGAAGGTTACCGACACCACCCCGGCAACAATCACCGCATTTACAGCATTCGCCAGAGCGGACCCACGCCATCACTTTAACTTATAATTCTGGGTGGACTGCCCCACATAAGGGTCACTAGACAGTACAACATCGTGTGGATTAGGACTGACACTTAAATAAGTGGTCGTATTGTTGTAGAATGAGTTGTATTCCATCACTGCCTTAGTTCTATCAATTTGAACAAGCGTACTGGGAGTAGTTACTGCCAACCCTGCTTTACCCACCCCGGTATGATTGGTGATCAAATTACCCATGATGGTAGTAACTGGTAATGTCGAGACATCAGTAATATTTATACCATGTCCGGCATTCCCATCTATAGTATTGTTAGCTATAAGGTTTCCCCAATAGTTCCCGGCTGTGTACACTCCATCTCCACCGTTCTTGGCAATTATACAGTTAATCAGTGCCATACCAGCAGAGACAACTACACCCGGTCCAATACAGTCGTGAATATTACAATTTTCGATCATACTTCCTGGATTATTACCAGCAGCAATACCAGCATTATTCTTACCAACACGTTGTGTTACAGACGAAAAGACTTCGCAGGAGATTACTGACCCGTTGATGTGACCAATACATGCATCCCAACCGTTCTGATCAAAAACACAACGGTATACTGTGGTGAAATCACACTGAATAGTTGTTCCCCAATTCCCTCCCGCAACTAAACACAACAAAGAAATTTTTAGATAGGATGAAGCGTAAAACAGCAAACCGGCAGCACCACCTAGTGCATTGCACAGTATACAGGCCATACCGCCCGAAGTAGTACCATCGTAACCAGGAGTAGCTGGGTCGGTCGCGTAAGTTATAAATCCATTCGTATTATCCCCTGCAACCGGGTTAAAATAGGCTGGTGGCTGGTAGTCATAAACATAGCTAGAATAGTTAGGTATTCCTGACCCTAGAATATAAATTGTATTTCCGGGTACTAATGGTCCGCTACTCGTTGTATTTGTCCAGAAATCAGCCCAAGCCCCGCCTAGTTGCCAACTGGCACCTGAGAATGTACCTAACGCGCGATCTACTACCACATTGGAAGCGTTAGTGAAGGCGGTGACGAAGTAAAACCCCTGCCCTGCAATATTGATGGCGTTACCCACCATTGCAGAAGTGAAACCGGACGCGGTAAATGTGGTGGTTCCGGTAGCGGACCCGTTGGTTCCGCTGGCTTGCGCCGCATCCTGCTGACTGTAATCGGTTCCCGCGCCAGCTATGCCGGGATCGTACCCGCCGCCATTGGCATTGTTACCAAGTGGTCTGGCACGCCAAATTGTGGTTAGGTTGACAGCCATCAGCTAACACTTGAGTTGCCCGGCCCGGTCGCCAGCACGGCAGCGGCTTGATTGTTCGCCGTGAAGTAATCCGTGTGCATCTGCTGAAGTGTACCAAACAGATTGGTAACTTGTGTGTCGGTCAACTCTGAGCAGCCAGCGAGGCTGCTCGCATCGTGAATGACGGTGCCTTGTGGCGGGCCGATAATGCCCAAGATGGTACTATTCCAGCCAAGGATCAACGCCTCAATCTGATTCATAACCCTGAACCACTCGATAGTCGTCGCTCGCTGCATCTGCACGAAATTATGCAGTTGCACCAGTTGCTCTGGAGTTGCGGTTGCTACTGCCATCGCGGTACTCCCTTTATGCGTTCCCAGCAGTAACACTAAAACTGGTAACGGTCACCGTCTGACCAGACGTAATCGAGGTATTGTTAAGTACAAGATCGGTGGCGACATTCCCCTGAATATGGCAGGTACCGGCAGCGTCATACATTCGAAAGCTTGAAGCAGTACCAGTTGCAGCGGCACTAACAGTCCAAGCACCAGCAATAGTTGTCACACCAGCAACAGAGGTTAGAAAGGTCGCTGGAAGTGCAATCGTTGCCACAGGTCCAGCAGGATCAGCCGCAGTACAGCTCGCTGGCTCGGCACCCGTAAATATCTTCAATAAACCAGCTGTGCCGATAGACGTTTGGATTTGGCCAATCTGGTTATTGCGTAAGGCCGTGCCGTATTGAAACGTCATGGTCTAGTTCCTTTTCCTCAGGGACACAAAACAGGTTTAGAGAAACCAAGTTATTGTGTCCAATAACATAAGGTGGATGATGCTGATAAATTCGATAATTCATCTCTCTGAGTAAGGCATGTAAACGTTCACGTTTATCTTCTCGATCATCTTCTAAATACAAGTAAGGTCTATGCTCTGAAATAAGAGGCCATGCCCCCATCAATACGTTCCACTCCATACCCTCAACATCGGCTTTGATTAGTTTTAGATTAGTAACTAAATGCCTTAAATCAACTAACATCATCATAGTAATCTTCTGACCTGAACTACCCGCAGGCAGCATTGAAATGCCACCAAAATTAACACCCAATGCTTGATAATCAACAATTGGAACAACACAACTTCCGACTTCAGAACCGGCAGCGGCATTGATTGCCTGAACATTAGAAATATCATTAAGAGCAAGATTACCACACAAAGTGTTAAACAACGTGGTTTGAGGTTCTATAGCAATAACAGACCTACACATTCTAGCTAGTGGAATAGTGTGACAGCCGATATTCGCACCAACTTCAATAACGCAATCATCTGGTTGTAAAATCTGTCTAAACAGATCAACTTCACCCTCGGAATATTCACCATGTTCAGAGAGAAACTTACCCATATAAGGGTCACCAGGAAAGTAAATCAGACGTCCATGCTTGTAAGTACAAATATCGGTACTCTGTTTCGGTGACGCTGTAGTAACCGACACTGTTCCCGTGGCCAACAACTTATGTGCCTCCTGCACAATAGACTTAACCGATATATCACTAATACAAGCTGCGCCTGTTTGCTCTTCGTTCTGCCTGCATGTTACCATATTATCATGTAGTCGATGACAAGGCCAACAATCAACTCTATTGACATCGGCGTGTAGAGTTGATGTTCTCACCCAATATTTAGTAATGTTCTCAGGGGAAGCATGGGATAACATTACAATCTTTGGCATGTCACGCATAGCGCAGGCCCACAATACACCAGTATCTGGACCAATAACCAAGTCAGCCTGTTGTGCAAATGTCAAACTGCGTCTAATCGGCCATTCGTCACCAGGTTCAGTGATTGCTCTTCTTAATCCGTTAGCATCCCCATTTATCTTAATCAGATCAGCTCGAATTAGATTAGCTAGTTCTAGTTCACGCGACGATCCCATCAATACTACTGGAAGTTTTATTTCCTGTATTAGCTTGGCAATGATTGATGGTGCATAAGGATGTATCTTATCACACCGCGTACCTTTAATCACCCAGGCAATAAAGTGACCACCAATTTTCTGTTTGATTGCTTGGGCATCAGAGACTTCTTCTTTAGTTGGGTAGAAAGCAGGCGCTATTTCATCATAAGGAATTAGTGCAATATCATGTGCTACTTCTAGATAAGAACGATTAGCGATCTTGTGTCTAGCCTCTTTGGGCCACTGGAACTGATATTGGCTAGAAAAGAATGCCTGCTGAAACTCAATCGAATGTGACAAGTTTATATAGAATTCAAATTCCTTTGATCTAATCCAGTGCCAATTAGGACCACTTTCAAGAGGAATGTCTTCCGGAGCATGTACAGATAACTTGTCAATGTAAGGATTATTTTCAAATACTACATGATGTGGTGATGCACTGATTACTTCAACATGCCCATAACGCTTCTTAAGTCCCGGTAAAACCGAAGAGGTTACAATATTGTCACCAATACCACCACCACGGGTGACACCGGCCCATCCCTTATTACCAATAACCATTCTAACTATATCTTTCTAAAATGAGGACTTTTCCAACCGGAATCTTCTGCTTCGTCTTCGTCAGTATCTTCTTCGTCATCTTCTTTATCTTCGTCGTTGTCTTCACTATCATCAGCAACTAACCACTTTATCTCACCATCATCAAACAAGATCTTGACTATAGTTGCATCATCACGCTCTGCTGGTGCCATATCTTCATCAAGATATACCACTGATGCAGGACGCCCATCTATTTCACGATGTTCAATCATTTCTGTATCTTTGGTACATTCGGGAATCTCTCTAAAATCGCCTTATAAACCTTCTTCCAAGGGTTAGGATCCCTATACCAAATTGGTAAATCTTTCTCGTTCAATATACCTTCCCAATCTAATGCAGCCATTTCAGCTAAAGTCTCATGAATTGGCAATCTAGTACTGGAAGTGTGACCATCCTCGTATGACTTCCACCAATCCCGACTATAATCAGTCAATCCATCATGCTTCTGTAATGCAGAAGCAGGCATAAGTCCAATTGCGGCATAAGTGGGATAATCCCTGTTGACCTCTTCAATTGAGAGATCATTAGGATAGATCTCAGCCCTTTTCTTATGGAATTCAGCTTGTTCCTTCTCATATTGTCGCTTAACCGCTTCCCACTTTTGATGCATTACTTCATGAGCTGTAACTGCGCAAATAGAGCGACTACTAACGTTCTTTTGATAAATCTTAATAATCCCTGTATTCAGGAAAGCATGACCAGCAACCCTAAACCTACGACCATTCAATCTATCGGTTGGCGTTGCCTTGCTTATCTTGATCTTCTTATCAGGATAATCTAATTCCTCAGCGACCAAGCTCTTTACTTCCTTCGCTTCCTCATCAGTTAAACGATGACTGAGACTAATGGAAGCCTTAGTTGCCATCTCACTAGATTCTTTTAAGTGATCAAACGTATGCTGAAGTTCAGTATCAAGTTCCTCCGGTTGAATAACCTTCGTACCCTTCCATTCCCTTAATCTAAACTCTGATGGGCGCCCCCACGAACCGCCACTTATATCTATCGCTATATTGGCATTCTTAAATGCTTCTATTGTTTGCGCTTCAACGGTATGATAATAACCCATTGGATCAATGATCTGCTTAATCCTTTCCCTTGGAGTTAGAGTCTTCTTCTTGATTGCCTTTTCTGTTTGCTTTGATTCCGTACCAGTATCTACTGGACCACCACCATGACCATGCACCCTTTGTAAGAATTCCGCAATACCCTTCTGGCCAATAATCAGCTTTGAAGGTTTACCTGTGGGTGGCAGATGTTTGATTGCATTGCTATTCCCACTCATTCCGATAAAACCGACATGATGCCCTGTTTCCGGATGGTGGTATATTTCTGTTTTAGAGAAATCAGGATGCTCTATATACCCTGCATCCTTCAACTGCTTTATCAATTTAGGTGAAGCACTACCTTTCTTGGCGAACTTGCCAGTCTTGTCTCTAGGATGCACTTCTTCTGACCAGGTACCTTCTGGTGCATCATAGGCAAGAAGGTTCGGTAAACGACAAAATAGAAATTGCCTAAGTGCTGCATCCTGTGCGGGATTCTTGAATTCAGCGTCTTCACCAGGCTCCCGATACCTATCACGCTCGGCCTGTAGTTGATACAATTGTTGAATAATATTTGAAGGCATGTTTCGAGCAAGTTCTAAAATATCAGGGTCTAGTGGGACGGGATCTTCGTCCTCTGCAATATCTTTCAACTTCTCTAATGATGCCTTTACTCCTGGATGAAGTGGTTCAGGTAATTCATTCAATCCACGCCAAAGATAAGCTGAATGTTCACTGTTTAATGTAGGTTCAAATTCATCCTCTACCGGACAAGCAAAAGTAGTATGATCCCAACCAAATGGTGTGCGTTTAGTCTCTACTTTAATCCACTGACCATCATCTTCTGGACAATGACCAAGTTCTTCTTCACATTCACGACGGACCGCATCATACTCACCCTCACCCTCATCAACCTTACCACCGGGCCAGGACCAAGTATCAGCCCAATTTTCTTCTGATGCTGATCGTTTTACAAATAGGACCTTATTTTGTGGGGTAAAGAATGCTACACTTGCCGCCTTACCTTTAGGTTCATCCGGGGCTGCATCCCCATAATTACAGCAAACATCTAAATCATACTTATCTTTTCTCTGTTTAGCGCTCTCATCAAACGCTAATGACAGGAGCGGCAGCCTTCCAATCAGGTATTCCCTAAGGCCAGTCGTCATCAAACTCACTATCAGGTGGTGGTGGTTTATCTAGCGCCCAACTGATTAAAGCTAAAACAACAACTCCAACTAGCAAGAAATATAGCCAAGTCATAGGGCCCCGACCCTCCGTCGCTCGGGGCTACACGCCCACGAACTAGGCCACGGTCCGTAGAGGGTTTACCAAGTGGATAGTCCAGCTCTCCAACCAAGCGGAGGAAAACGAAGCGATCTACGAAGCATTATATCACGCACTTCACGACGCTTCCGCTCAATAGCGGCTTCTTTTTCCTTCGGTAACTTACCAGCCATTGGAAAATGACCGATACTATCAAGCACTCGAGTATCATCTTCAGGCATTGGAACCTCCTCAGTGTGTAGATAGTTTCTTTGCTATCTCACGAGCGGAGCCTACCGCCACACTCTCAGTACTTGAATCAACTGGAGTAGACCAGGATAGATAAATCACACCAACAAATGATTCAGGATTTGGTGGTATAGGAATTGCACATCCCCTTTTCATACCACGCTCGGCTAAACGCCTAGCGACAGGTGTACCATTTATATTCAAATCAACACAAACAGGGTGTCCTTCTAAAATATCAACTAGTTTTCGTATATCTGACGCATGGTCCATAATAGGCAAGCGTCTTGGTGATGGAATTACAGGGCGTTCCCCATCATGCCGCCTAGCAGCAATAAACCACTGAGAATTGGAAGAAATATCGACGGCCCAGACTTGGACGAGATCCGCATCTGTCTCTTGCGCAAGTAAATCGAGCGAGGCTGGAATTTCACTTGTCTTGAGTTCTGGTGCATTTGGTGTCAGCCAAGCCTCAAAGAGTTCATTACGTTTGTCATAAACAAAGAACCCAATACCACCAATTAACAATAGAACCACAACAACTACAGCTTTCCACGGCTTATCTATAAAGGCAAGGATTGACGTTATTGTATCAACAAGCCAACCCTTGCTTGAAGAAGGAGGCGTCGGCGGTGGTTGTGTCATAGGTCACCGCCGACATCTTAATTAAGTTCTGGCCGATGGAGTTGGAGTCGGACCGGTCGGAACGGCAACAACAACCCATCCAGTCACTGGCGTCCAAGCCGTCTTGACTTCCCACTGAAGCGTGGGCGTTGGGGGTGTGGGTGTCGGCACTGGGGGCAGCACAATCGGATGCTCTGGGCGGACATAGCCGATGTCTACATCAATGCCCCAACCCGGATCGACCGGACCCTCTGGCGGCGGTTCGATGGGAACGGTGGGAGGTGGGAGAACGATCGGATGGGTCGGACGAAGGTAACCCAGTCCAAGATCGATACCGTAACCTGGATCAACCGGCGGATCTCCACCGGGCATTGGACCGCCACCGATTTCCAGTGACGGGTCGATTGCCGCGACGACAACGGTTTCGCCGGGCCTCAGTTTAATGGCAGGCATTCGCTTTACTCCACTGTGATTAGGATAAGGCAAGAGAACCGGGGCAAGTTACACTTTTGTCAGAAAGGAGACCACCCCGGTTCTCGCCTTGACAACTAGTGCCAAGCTCTATATTAAAGAATGATTGCTGCGGAATTATGGCGATTAAAAGACTGGACCACCTTTAGAGATGGTATTCGCCTTGTTGACCGCGGTAGTTGCACCCTTTACAATACTAGCACCAATACCGTCTCTGGATGGCTTGGGCCTAAGCCTATTTGCTGACTCACCTGAACGTTCAAATGCTGCACGCTTATTTCCAGCCGCAGTGCGACGCTCTGACGATGACGGTTGATGCGGACGAATAGTTGCCCCTTTTGTAAACTCCTCAGGACTCAGTATTTGATGACCACCCTTTTGCGGTCCACTACCTGGACCACCGTCCTTCCCACCAAAGCGAGGACTATTCCAGCCATTACCTTGATTGCCCATCGATCCGCCCTGCATGGTATCATCTTTAGACATTAGTGGAGCAGCCTTTCTAATTGCTGCTCTAACAGCATTCTCAGGCCAGGTTGGATGAGCTTCACTCCTTGAAGTACTGGGGCCAGTTTGGACTGTGGCAACATGACTCCCTACACCACGTCCAATCCCACCCTTGGACAACGACAATGTCGCCCCACTAGGATGCGACCAACTCTCATGTCCACGTTCATTAGGTCCTGAATAACTAAAACCAGCCTTTGTTGCTTCTTGGTGGGCCTTAGCCAATTGCTTGTTTGCAGGTGCAGATGAGGCAGAGGCAGATCCACCACCTTGCGGCCCACTACCTGGACCACCATCCTTTGCCTTTTGAGGTGGAATTGTAGGAGACGACCAACCATTGCCTTGATAACCCATCGAACCACCCTTCATGGTGTCATCACGGCTGGTTTCACCAGCAGTATATTTGAGCAAGTTCCCAAGTGCTGTTCCACCCTCACCATTACCAAGAGGAGGTTTCCCATTATCGCCAGGATTTCCACTACGAGTACTTGGATCAATCTTTGGACTCTTCCACATACCTGTTGGTGTCATGGGCTTGGAAACGGGATCCTTGGGTACGGTAACTTCTGGTTTCAAGCTTGCAGCAGAGTCATTTTGACCATCAGAAAACAAAATCCGCATAACGTCATCAATACTGTGTTGATTACCGGTCTGATTATCAATAACATATTGACCGTCGGGTGACAATGAAAACCGACCATTTTGATCATCTATAGCAGGCTTTTCTTGTCTTTCCCCTATTGCTGTACGAGTATAATACGCACCATCCTTTGCCTTTTGTTGCAATTTCCCACCGGGGTCGGCATTCATAAACTCTTTACCAACCGATTGGGGAATGCCAAGTGTAGAATTACCACCAGCCGCAGCACCCATTGCACCACGTTGCGCTTCACTGACAGGAGGATCCGTTGCCATACCATTCGGATCAGCGTAATGATGCTCCGTTACCGTCTTTACTTTCAACAGTGGCGGTTGCTCATCATTAGCTTGATCACCCACTTCATCGTGCTCCTCTTCCTCACCCTCTTCATTGATCCAGGACAACAGTCCTCGAGCAAAGTTTCTCATTTGGCTTAAGAACTCGGGGCTGGTCTGATCGAACGCCATAGCAAGAGTCCCATAGAGCTCGGTTTCTAGTGGGATGAACGGGTCCTAAGCAGCTTTGGTATGCGTAGGACCCTTTTACCGCAGTGTACCGCCTAAAAGCCGTCTACTAGGCGAGCTCCTTTTCCTCTTCCCTATCGGGCTCCGGTGGATGAGGATTAGGGACGATAGGTGCGGTACCAGGAGGTGGAGGTGGTGGTGCTTCTTGTGGGTGAGGATCCGACACTTGACTTCCTCCTGTTCAACAATTACGTGCGGCGATGGTGCTGGGGTTGATTATTATCCCGTCTTGGAGACGGTGGACCCGAACGGTGGTCATCATCTTCCTCTTTTTCTTCTTTTTCTGCGCCTCGTGAGGAACGAGTTGAACCATCCGCCGCCGGAATTTCGATTTCATTACTCGGCGGAGCTTCGGTCGTCCCATATTCGTTGGTCGCCGTCACTACACAAGTAATAACATGACCGGCATCGGCGTCCGCAACAAGATAGGTATTGGGGGTCTCTTCAACACCAGCAACATCGGAACCATCACGCTTCCACTGGAAGACATAGCTGTGAGGCTCTGCATCCATATGGTTCCAGTTACCCATGGTGCAGGTCAGACTCTGACCAACCATAGGTGCTCCCTCAACAAAGGGAACATCTTTGTTGTACGGAGGCATGACCAACCATGCCGTATGCATCTCGTCAAGCATCGGACGATACTTGTTAAACATCGACCACATGATATCAATATCCATGACCTGATCCTTTCGGTGGACTACGGCCACCAACCAGTTTCGAGATGAACTTTTGCACTCAACGTACCCCTGACATTTGGCCGTACATCCACCCAAGGGGCACCACATTGTTGGCATCTGCAGTACGCTGCAATGTCACCAGGTCCAACAAGTTTCTCACCGGGTGTATAGTTACCAAATCCAGCGGACAGTGCAGTCTTTTCTCGCCAATCCGCAATTGGTCCCACTATCTCACAAATTCGATGCCCGTTTTCGCAGGTCACCAAAGTACCAATAGGTGGATTATCTTCCGGCAAGTATTCGCTCCTGAAGATTCTCTTTGTCAAACCAATCCGGTCGATTTAGACTTGGCTTGACGAAGGGTTTCTTACGTGTATCCACCCAATTTTGATAAGCACCAGGTACGCTGCCCGATTTTCTACTTTTTCGGCGGACATAGTTAACTAACGTCTTTTCCTCACGCAGCCTGGTAATTCGAGTTCGTATACTCCCATACTCTCGATCAAATGCTTTCATCAATGCAATAATGACTTTCTTTTGTGTCAACCCTTGTTCCATCCCATCATTTATCGCCTTGATTAGAATTTCGTCTTGTTCTGCTGTCCAAATCGATTGAATCCCCTTATGCATCTTCTTCCTCTGTGGTTTCGGGTTCTTCCACGTCATCCCAATCAAGTTCATCAGGGTCAAAACCCATGATGTCTATCCAGTCTTGACTAACTGGAGCATCCTCATCAACCTCTTCCTCCCGCTCCTCGTCAGTTGGCAAATCAGCATGATTGCCATATTCACCATAGGAAGGTTGAGGAAGTGGTGCCATTATCTCCAGCCTGAGAACACGATCGGATTAATATACGATCGCAAGGCGACATCTGGTGTATTGCCTAGCTTTTTCGATACTGCCAATGCAACCTGTTGGCAGGCCTTCTTAAAAGCTGCATCATCACCGGGTGGGGGTGCACGCATCTTTGATATTACTTCGTTTGCAGTCTTGTTAGCAAACAACGTCCTAAAATCCTTAGGCTTGCCTAAACCCTTTGTAATATGTTTTGTGTAATCCCGCAAGGATTGATCATTGATCTTCGTGAACAACTTACCCTGATTTTCCCCTGCCATCTTGCGCAGAGAGGCGGCAAGTTCGGGATCTTCAACTGGTAAGTTTAACGAGACACCCTTCTTACCTGTAAATCTCAAAAATGTCTTATCCCCCTCAGTCTTGACAAACTTACCTTGTAATGTAGTCGCACCATAAGCCTGCTTTTCAGCCCCTGTATCTCGTTCACTACCCGGCCTTAGGCCCATCTGCATGATTATACCAAGACATGTAGCATGTTCACGGGTTCGACCATCCCAGGCAGTCAAATTCTTATCATTTTCTTCCTTGTACTCCGGCATATGTGGGGTTAACTTTAATTCAAGCTCAAACTTTTTTGCATCCTGAGAATCTCTGTACTCCTGATGGAATAGTGGTTGAATACGACCCTTAGAGTCTTTACCACCCGCTAGTTGACCCCTAGCGTTAGGATCCATATTGATTCTAACATCAGTCCAGGCTGGTGGGATCTTAAAGTCTTTGGCATGTTCTGGCCAATCTTCTTTATTGGCCGGAGCAGGAGTTAGACTGTAATACCCAACGGTTGATTCTTTCTTAGGTTTGGCAGTGGTAGTTGCTTTCTTTGCAGCAGGCTTTGCAGTCTGTGCCTTAGCTGCAGGCTTTGCTGGTGCGGCGGCTGTAGCTGCCGATGCACCAGAACCTTTACTTACAAACTGACCACCTTTACCACCACTAGTACCTTCAGGTGCATGTGGATGGTCTTTAGGATCAAAGCCAGCGTCTGCCGCTACCTTAGCATTCAATAGATCAACTAATTTCTGATTATTATCATTACTATTGTCACCAGGAGCGCCTCCGCCCGGGGCCAGGGGAACAGCCGGTCGTTTAGGAGGCGCTGCACCAGGTGGCCCAGCGGCAGGTGATGGTGGACCACCACCCGGTGGTCCGCCTGGCCCTCCTGGTTGTGATGCAGCACCTGGTGGTTGTGGGGCACCAGGTACACCAGGAGGCTGTGGTGGAGCAGGAAGTTCTTTTGTTAGGTCTACACCATCAAATGGACTATCCGGATCCTGAGCAAGAGAATCACGTACCTCTTGTGGATCAACTGCACCCATACCATAGTAAGTTTCTCTGGTTGCAGCCTTTACTTGCTCTCTCTGAACAATCTCTTCAGGCTTCTCTTGTCTTAGTGGCTTAAAGTCAAACGTAATATCATCGTCCACTTCATCAAACTCGCTTAACTGAATAAGGTCAATAATCTTGGTCAGATTGGGCCGGTACAATACTTCCTGAAATGCCGCAATCCAGTCTTCAAAAGAAACCAGTTCACCCTCGCTACTTGCATTCAATCCAGCAGGCTGAATGCCCAACAACTTAACCAGTGGAATACGGGCAATCGCCGCCATATGTTCTTGAGATTGTGCTTGTAAGGAATCCAGTCCACCAAGTGGAGCACTAACATTACTAAAATCTTCAGCGTCCTTATCAATGACCATTGCGCCTTGGTTATTCTTGATATTGTTAAATAACGCGACACGGGCAAATAGTGCATCCCCACCCACACCAGTGGTGGCGTCCATATTGGTTTTCAATACACTGTGTGAAAAGTTCTGAATCAAGTCACTGACACTCTGTCTTGTCCTTAACCAATTGTCGACATAGGGCTTGAGCATTTGAGACATGCTTAACCCGCCAAAAGCATAGGCGGGTTTCAAGATGTCCGGCATTTCTCGACCAACAAATGTCAGCAACCGTGAGCGATGTACCTCGCGCGACATTACAAACCAAGTGATTGGGTTATACCAATCAGGGCTCAGTGGATCAACCGAGTCATACCGGGTAGGATAACACCAAGTGGGCTCTACCGGCAAGACTCTAATCAGCTTTTGCGCTTTACCACTATTTGACGAACCAACCTTCTGTTTACTCAACAGATTGCGACCATCACCTAAATCTAGCCTTAACTCTTCGTCATCGTGAGTTTTGCCGGTGTCTAGGTATAAATGACCGCGACCAAAGAAACCATCAGCCTCTGTTGCTTTTTGAAATGCCTTTCTAATCCTAAGGTTGTCCATCTTGTCATTGATTTTCTTGATCTTGTCTGACTTGCTTTCATCACCACTGGCGGCCTTTAACTCAATCCACTCACGAGTCATTTCAGAAGCAATAACTTCTGTAACCACCCGGTACTCTGGGCGTTGTGATAGACTAGCCAGGTAGGCATAGCCCATAAACACAACGCCTTCAGCATAAGCTGTGGCAATAAAGTCTCTGGACGCCCAACCAAAGGTTCCAGATATTGTTTCATCCATCGCCAGTGTTGGAATATCGCGCTCTTTTAGCGCGTTTTCAACTGCTGGCGGGAAGCTCGGTACTTCAAATGGACTACGAGTTGCTACTGAAGGCCGCCTAATCATGGCTGACTTAGCCAGAACCTCAGACGGTATTATCTTTACCGGGTTCTTTGTTTCCGATACTTGCTTGAGATCGGTAACTTCAGCCAACTAGAGGTGTCCTCCGAAGATCAAGACTAGTAGAACAATTATCAATAACAAAACCCCAAATGATGGGTAATAACCATAGTTGTAAGGTGCCATATGCCCCCAATTAGGCAACCCACCTACAAGCAGTAGGATTAGTATAACTAGAAGAATAATGCCAAGCATTATCTAATGCCAGGCATAAAGATAAACAACCCCAGCAACAACACAGCCACAAACGCAAAGAAGACGTTTGACGTGGCGAATGGTTGTAATGGTGGAAAGGGTAGGATTGTGAGGAGCCACAGGAACATCACGACGACGAACAGGATTTCGATGATCATCTTGCCCTCCACGTGAGTCATCGGACGCGCCTAGCACAGATGTAACCCTGAACATTCGAAGTACCGCCACCACCAAAAGACGTCTCTCCTACCAGATAAATGGTAAGAGGTACCGCAGTGTTAGCACGGCATTGTCCAGTCATCAATACCTGCCGCGCCCCGGATGTCAGCGCCGTTGTATAAAACAACGTCATAATGCCAACACCCACGTACAGATCGTTGTCAGTCGGCAGCGAGTTATCATTCAAACTAATACTGCCACAAATCATATTTGGACTTTTATTGGAGGGAGGTCGAAAGTCAACACAACCCCACATTTCCCAGCAGCCAGGAGTCAAAGTGATCTGAGTAATCGTTGAGGGCAGATCCGAAGTAACTACAATACCAGTTTGATTAGCCGATACAATGTATTCACCAATCTCACCCGGCTGCGCATCAGATCCGTCGTTTATCCCCATAAGTTTTGAGGTATTTGGAACAAGTAATAGATTATCAGAACCTAATACAGCTAAGTTACCACCATCCGTACTAACTTCTGTTGGTCCAGGAATGCCTTGTGGTCCGGTATCACCAGTTGGCCCTGGAGGTCCGGTATCACCAGTAGCACCTTGTGGTCCGGTATCACCAGTTGGCCCTGGAGGTCCTTGCACACCAGGTGGTCCTGCTACAACTGTTGTATAGGCTTGCTCAAAAGCAAGCTTCGGCTCCCAATACATAGTTTGTTCTGGGTCTGGATAGGCAACGAAGTAATCACCAATCGCAGGATCACCATTTGCAAAGAACATATCCGTAACGTCAATTGTTTCCGGAGTTCCTAGATTGTCAACGGTGACAGTTGCTGCCGACCGGCTGAAATCAGTAATCGGTGCGGCCTCAATTATACGGTAAGTCTGATAGAACATCGGCAGACCCAAATCGGGTCTGGGATCTTGTGGTGGGAGATCGGGCATAGACATCTACAGTCCACCAGCCAGTGCTAAGGCATCATCCTTCGCGTGCTGTAAATGACCAGAAGGATACTGTGTCACTTGCACTGTAAAGCCTTCTGCTATCAACGCATGTTGATATTCAGTTAAGTTAGCTGCTGAATTAAATGTTGTAGTACCACTATCAACAGTGCCAGTAACCGAACTATTTTTCTTGACCGCTACAGAAAGTGCATAAATCTTATTCCCATCATGTGTAATCACCGCGGCGTACTTCCAGCCGGTTGGTTTGAAATTTGAGAAAGGTTCTACTTCAACTTCCTCGGTCATGTCGGTTCCACAGTTTCCGGTGGGATAATCACAGTTCCCGACTTTTCAATACTTGCCTTCCATTCTAACAATTCCCGAATCGCCACTTCCATTTCATCAGGAGTCATGCGACCATGATGGCGAGGTTCCGGAGGTTGTTGTCTTGACTCTACCATCTCGGTCCGTGCATGTTGGAAGTTAGATTAACCAAATCAACTGGCCGTCTAGCAACTATGGTTTCAGACATTGCTAATACCTTGGGATCTATATTCAAGGTCTGCCGCTTGCTGAGCATTATGTGCATCACTCCGGCCACAACATTAGCTAGATCGTCGTGAGTACCGGGAGAGTGATCGATTGTCTCGTGACCACCACGTGAGATTCGCCGGTCGAGTCCGAGCAACTGGTTATAAAGGCGACTGTTATCAAGTAACTCACACCGTCCGGCGTTGACGATCGGTAGAAATGCAACGTAAATGTCGGATTTACTAGCCTTAGAGACATTATATTCAACACCCTTTATTCTAAATCTTTCCCTGGGCCACTCACCAGCATAGTGGTCACCAACTACCCTAAAGACCCGATAAGTATGTAATACTGAAACAAACTCTTCAACCACCGCTTCCGGTGAGAATTGTGGTCTACGCTCTCTCAATACATCAAGTACACCACGTTTAGTCTGAGGATCAATATGGCCAATTGCCAGGGTCATACTATCACTGGAACCACCACTAGGATCTACAAATCCGTAATAACGCATCCCCATTTCATATGGTAGTTCATGTAATCCGCGGGTGGTTACACTATCAATTGCCTCTTTCGTGATAAAGGCATCAACATCAGATCTAAATTCGGCACCATATTCCGCGGCAGCACTATAGGGGTCTTCTTCGTACTTTTCATCAATAAACGTTTGTGGTACCGTAGGATTCATTATTCTTGTAGCAGCACGCCAAATCAGAGGACCTTCATCTTTACCAAAGTACCTTTCAAAGTTATTCCACAATACACCACGGCGAGCGTATGGGGATGAAGCGCCCAACAATAGTGCATTTGGGATGGTGGCCATTGCCGGCTCAAGGGCGGCGATAATTTCTGTATCAGGATTTGCCGAAGACTCGTCACTATGCCAAAAAGCAATCTCATCACACAATGCCGCAATAATGGTTCTTGACCGGACTGCTCTATAACTAGCTGTGCCAACTTCAACTAAGATATTACCATGAAATAGAACAGATTCGGCGTTCTCTGTCTTGACTCTGGTCTTCAATTTCGGATGATCTAGAAAGGCTTTAACATAACCCATGATTACTCGAGCTTGTCGACGGTCTGCTGCCAATACAAGTAGTACACCCAGTTCCCCGGGGTCCAGATAATGAGACCAATCATAACAACAACCCAAATACACAGCAATAGCAGCAAGTATACGAGACTTCCCGCCGCGACGACCGACCGGCATCCAGACCCGTGACGATTTCTTCGTAGGCTGGTCAATAAGATCAGTGCAGTCTCTAAAGATCTGGTATTCTTCATTTTCTTCAAATGGAATGGCGAATACAGTACCAACAAAAGAACGCCAGGAAGTCCAATTACTACCGTACCAATCAGGAATTATTTCAGCAATGAAATCATGTGGTCTACCCGCATAGGAGTAGGCCCACTTCAAATCTACATCAGGTTCCTTTATCAACTGTAACTTTGGAATTACCCTGTCTTTCAAACTGACATAGGTATCCAGCGCCAAATCTTCCAGACGGCGCCGGTTATGTGGTAATGTTTGATGTCTAGTCTTGGTAGGCATCAGCTACCGTACTGCACTGTGATTACCCAGACACCGGGTTGTGTCTGGGTGTAAGTGTAACCGGTCACACAGCGTTGACCATTTACACCACAACCAGTGCAGCCGGCAAGGACAAAGCCCATACCAACCACTAGAGAGAGAATGATCAACTTCATGTTAATTCCCTCTTGAAAACTTTGGTAACCTACGTTGTGCCCCCGCACCTTGTATCTCGTACTCTTCTTCCCCAAGCGTGATCATGTTAGCAATAAACATTTCAAGTTCATCAACAGACATTTTCCTGACTGTCTCTTCAAATTCTTCCTTTGTGCGGGGGAGGTTAATTGTGATTTCCCGCCGCTCAATACCCACTTGAGTGTCTCTTGCCAGTAATGTTAAGGCATGAGTCTTATCAATCGTCATTACTTCGATTTTGTTATCACCAACCCTAACACCTTTGAATATCTTTTTGGCTGATTCCGAAAGGTATCTTGTATCGCAAACATACATCATCGGCTCGCCGATACCATGGCATTGTGGGCAATCTGAATTGATTTCACGATTACGACTATACCCACTCCCACCCTTGATATCGACTTCTTTGCGGTTCTTACCAGCCACCCATGCAGCAGTGGCATGTTTGAAGATCAAGGGACCAAATTCGTTTGTAATACAAGAAGAGGGCCAATTGTTTTCACCGTAGGACTGCGCCTGCTCAACATAATACAATTCAGGGTCGGTGTACTGAAAGCGATTGCCTTCACCCCAACAATGCCTACAAGGCACTCGCCAAACACCGGTAATCTCGGTCGGATCACCTTCGTAAATATGTTTTAATTCACGACGAACATCAGCTGCGGTAACCGATGCCATCTCTGTAATAGTTTCAAGTCTTTCACGAATAGCACAACGAACACTAATCTCTTTCATCGCAATATCGAAATTCGAGAACCCCGACCGGGTGGCGCTTTGTTGTGGATTCTGACTAACAATCAATTCATCAACAAACTTGCGCTGGTGTGCGGGTAGTCTACTATAGAACCACAACGTCTGAGGGGAAGGCGGTAAATCATCAAAACGCATACGGGAGTAGGCACTGCTACTACCGTATTTTATATTCCTTTTTGGTTGTTTGATAGGAGGAGGGTTTGGCACTATTCAAGCTCCACAATTTCTAAATCAGCACCAGCTTCGAATTCTACTATAATGTCTCGATTGAACAAACTCATCAATAACCGAATTCTATCGTTTGAATTCATTGAAATAACAGTACCTATTTGATCAAAAAACGGGCTATCTTTAGTTTTTACTCTGACTATCGTATCAACCGGTAAGACATTCCCACCAAACTTTGCTTGAATCTCATAAATTGTCTCGATATAAGTGGTGGCCACCCATAAAGGTCTTGGATCTAACTTGTTTCCTGTTAAAAGCCGAATAACCCCGTATGTATTTCCGGGTATTCCCCACTGCGTCTTATCTTCAAGAAAAACAAATCCGTAACAGGGAAATAACGGAGCGTCCTTAGGACCTCGTGCTCGGATAGATGGAAGTACGGGTTTGGTGTAGAACGGGCAAAACGCGTCTAGACCCTGTCGAGTCAGGTTCTCGACAGCTTTACGTTCCTGAGCACCATAAGTTTGAAAGCAAGCCCATGCCATCTGCTCTCCATTCCTCACTCCCGCAAGCACAGAGAGCTACCGCAGCCCTATGATTAGAGCGTTGGTAGTTAAACATGTTATTAGTTTCTTGGATGAGCGTTGGTAGTATGCTATTCAAAGCTAACGATTGCAAGCAAAAAATTTGGTAGTACACAAACTTTACAAAAAAAGCCCCGCCTAAACGGGGCTTTTATTTGCGCTACGCTGCTAAATCTACTTGACCGAGGCCTTGACGACGAAGACCACTGGCCCGTAAAGCTCGGGTTCGTAGCGGAATTCGGCGTTCGGTGACTGGCGCAGCAATTCTCGCTTCCAGAGGTTACTCATGTGGTGGTTACGAGGCAGATTGTGCAATCGGCCCTCCTCGTTGGCGTAGGCGGTGCAGCGCACCCGCTTGCCATCGAGCTCGATGCTGGTTAGGTGCGGCACGGTTTCGATGTACCCACCAACCGCCTTTTGCAGCACTTTGAGGCTGGGCGTCTTGCCGTGGCAATCCCTGGCCGCGGTGGCCAGGGTATCGTACGGTTTAACGGTGATTGTGATATACGGCATTTTCCACTCCTTTCTAGATCACACCCTCACGACGCCACTTGAGGATATGGGTGAGCTCGAAACCCTTCGAGCGCATGATGTCGAGCGGCGCCTTGTCCTGAGCGCGCGCAGCCTGCCACTCTTCCACGGTGAAATTCTTGATCATGAACGTGGTCCACCGGGGCTTGCTAGAGGTCGAGGCATACTTGAAGCGGGCGATAAAAAGGCGTTCCGGCCCGTAGGTCAAATACCCACCCCAGTAGCTAAATTGATCTCTCACGAACTTGGTCATATCGGTCTCCATTCTGACTCCATACATATAAGCATTTTGCGGCACATTGCAAGCCCCCGTGTCGGATTTTTTAGATCATTTTGTGCTTGCAATTCGTTGCAAAGCGCTTATATATAAGCTGTCAGTAAGGAGATCACGATGGAAATCACATCAAATCAGATCAAAGCACTTACCGACCTCTGCTCCTTCCTCGTCTGGTTGAGAGACAACAAACCGAGGGACATGTGGGGTGCCGTAAAGATAGAACGGGCAGTGCAAGCCCTATCCGAAATCTCAGGGCTGACAGTCGACCAGATCGAACGTGTCGCTCGTGCGGGGGTGCATAATGGCTGATCAAATCATCCGAATGAAGGGGGAAAGTCACATCATTGAGATTGTTGACGTTGGTGTAGGCCAACGTGGTGTTACTTCAGTCTATGTCACTATGATTGACAAAGCGACTGGAGTAACACAGTCTGTCATAAAAGTTCCCATGGCTGAGTTAATTGAGACGGCTCATCTAATCATCAAACAATATGGAAACTAAAGATGGTAAAACTCTATCACGGCACTAACGGTGCCTGGCTTAACAACATTCTAAAGATAGGAATACACCCAAGGGGTGCAAAAGGAGTCAACAACTGGAAACACACGGTCAACAGCAACCCAAAGTGTGTGTATCTAACAAATAGCTATGCACCATACTTTGCATTCAATGCCTCCAAAGGCAAAGAGCCTCTCTGCGCCGTTATTGAAATCGACACCGACAAGCTATTCCCACTTAACCTCTACCCCGATGAGGACTTTCTAGAACAGGGAAGCCGAAAGATCGATAACCCGGTACCCGGCTCGATGAAAGAACGGACTATACACTACCGGAAGCAGCAATTCACTTTCAACTGGCCTACCAAGAATAAGGACGGTACAAACACCACATGGTGGGAGGCATCTCTACAACATCTAGGTACCTGCGCCCATAGGGGCACAATCCCACCATCCGCAATTACTAGAGCGGTGTTGTGGCCGCATCATCCAAACATAAAACTTATGTATGTCTGGGATCCCACAATCGTGATCATAAACCAGATGGTCATGGGTCATCAATATCATATCTTGACCCGCAAACTGTTTGATGGTGAGTTTACACCCGTCGAAGAGATCAATCGACTGATGCAGGAAAATCCGCAACTTCGCTGGGAAGATCCACTACTCCCAACAATCGAAGGGTGGGAAATCATCAAATGTACCTAATGGACAACATAGTCGAGATGGCTGGTCTTGCCAAGACAAGACCATTCAATCCCATCATTGCCATCTTTGGTGCTATGGAAGATAAACTAAAGGGGGCACCGAGATTTCTGCTTGATACCAATGCCATTCACACCGCAACTGAACTAACCTTTGGCCGACCCAAAGTCCTGTTGGAGGCAATGGCTCATTGCCACATACCCTATTCAAAAATGTGGGTGGAATGGGAAGAAAGCGGGCGGGAGAACCTACGACGCAGGTTCCCAGATGCCGTGATTAACGAACCCGGCAGACCCATACCAGTACGTGTCGGGTTTTTCCTTGAATGTGAAAAAGGTGGTCGAAAGGGACAAGTGACCTGGGCATGGGAAAGCCCAATAATGGACGGGTTACAAATCTCAAAGGATCTAAACCCGGCCAACATTGCCCCAATTTCAGCTTACTTTAACCTAGACCAACGAATCAAACAACCGATCGAAAACACGTTAGGATTGTCAATAGCTAACCTAGCCAGGCTATGGACGGACAACCCAATCCAAAAGGAAGCTCTATTCCAGATTTGGGAAACAGCGGAGCATTCACCTAATAGATGGGGTGAGATGTTTCTCAATATGAATCCACATCAAAGAGAAGCAGCCTACGCCGATGTTTATGGTGAATACATTACGGTCTGGGCGATCATGATGCTACTAACTGCCAGTCGACCCATCGTTCACTATACACCAGTAGATCAATCCAAGCTGAACAAAGCCCGCGTTAAGCGGCATGAAGTCCCCAGACTAGACCATACCCGGGTAACCATTCATCTTAACGCTGCCGAGCGCGCGCAGCAAATCCGTACACCATTAGGGTTCACCCGCAAGTCACCGCGAATCCATATGGTCAGTCGGTACTTAGCTAGGCGAGGAAACAAGCACTGGATTGTCGAGCCGTATATGCGCGGCCAAGGCGAAACAATTAGCAGGCACATCAAGGTTCAAAAATAATTTATCCGAAGGCATTTCAGCTATTGCAATTCCCTGCAAAGCGCTTATATATGGGTCTACAAATAGGAAACAAATGCAAACACCTGAAGAACAACTTGCTACCCTGCGCCTAAGCTTGCGCAGGGTGGCCGAATGCGCCAATCAGCTAGGTGCCGAGATCAGCATTCCCGACTTGAACATCCCGCCGAAGGTGGAGCGTGGCTGGAATCGCCTATGTGCTGACCTCATGGCTTGGATGGAAGAGGACGACTGGCTGATCGATGAGAACGTACGTAAGCCTAGTGGTCGTATTGGTGATCCACAATGACCAGAGAACGAATCCACTTTAGGCTGATCCAGACACCGTGCTGCGGCCAGCTACTCTGTTGGGTCAACCCACGTTTGCCGACATACTGCCCGGAATGTGGCACCAATATTTTCCGCTCCCTAAAGTTTGATGGGACTCCAATCCTCATCTCTGATCAGAATGGATGGCTAGAAATTTCCGGTGAGGCAAAATTAAAGCTTGCATTGTAGCGCAAAGCGCTTATATATAAGCTGTCAGAACGGAGACGAAAATGACCACGTACAGACTCGCCCAAATTAGCGCCTCCTGCTGGAACATCACGGAGGGCCGTAAAAAGGTCGGTTTCGTAAACAACTGTCCCAAGGGCTTTGTAGCCCGAATCGGGCAGCACTGCGAGATCGGTGCCACCGCCAAGGAGGCGTTCGATATGGTCGCCTGCAAGGCACTGGGCTTTACGTCACCGGGTGCACTGGTCCAACACAACTCGGCGGTGCGCGCGCGGAACGCCGAAGCACGTTCGGTTGCCCACCATGCAGTCGAGCAGGCGTTGTACCACAAGAATTTCGATGCCATCTTTGATCTGATCACGGGAATCAAATGATGACCGAACCTACATTCCACCTCTGGTGGCGGGAGTTCAATAAGGCTCTCAAATTCCTAGGTACACACGAAGCAGATCAAGGCGATGCTCGATACTGGTACGATGCGCAACTATCGCCCGAGACCGCAGCTCGACTCCTCACGAAGGAACGAGCTATGGAAGTGGTTAAACAGATGAAACGTGGGGACTATACAGGATTTGTAAAGTTTATCACGGAGTTACACAGAGTTGGCTAGGTCCCAGCCAAATCTCCTTCTGACGACCTGCTCCGGGCAGGGTGGGACCACCCGGTAACCGCAACCTCTTGGAGGTGCGGGGGAGACGGCGGCCTATAGGGTCGCCGTTTCCTTTGACTTTGTGCTTGCAAATCGCCGCAAAAGCGCTTATATGTATAGCTGTCAGAACGGAGAGCCAAAATGACCACACTTATTCTGAACCCGAAAACCGAAGCCGAGGCCCTGGAACGGATGAAGACGTTGCCTTGGGCTTACCATTCCGAGGAGGAGGGGATGGCGTTGATCACGCAGTGGCAACAGGGGCAGCGGCAAGCTGTCCTTGAGGAACTGCGGGCCGAAATCGCCACGCATATCCAATGCAGCAACTACGCCAAGGCGGGCTACATCAAAAAGGTAGCTGATGTACTGCGGAAGGCGACGTCATGCTAATCATCGCCGGCGGCATTCTACTGGCCTTTTTCATAATGGCCGTGCTGCGCAATCTGGGTAGAATCCTATTCGTGTTAGCGATCCTCGCCCTTATCGGATACCTAGTGGGACCATGATGCCACTTATCAAGATCGGATTTACCGGCACCCAACGAGGCATGTCGCTGTCGCAGCATGATGCCCTCCGTGGCTTTCTCCTAGGCGCAACTCTGGGTTATGAGAATGCGGAGTTTCATCACGGTGACTGCATCGGGGCTGATGCCCAGGCACATGACATTGCGTACAGCCTTAGACTCTCACTAGTCATCCATCCACCTGAGGATGACAAGAAGAGAGCCTGGAAAGGGTCGACAGCTAGTGCTATCCGAATCTTCCCTGTTCTAGATTACCGTGATCGAAACCGGATGATAGTGTCCGAGACAGACTTACTAGTGGCAGCACCCAAAATGTTCAAAGAAGAACAACGTTCCGGTACCTGGATGACTATCCGGATGGCCCGAATTGCTAAGAAACCAGTGTTTATCATCTGGCCTGATGGAACATTCGCATCATGAAAGGAGTGCTTGTGACAAAGAAAACTTACATCGTATCTTGGGAGGTCGAGTTGACAGCAGCAGGACCTATCTCCGCTGCACTAGCCGCACAAGAGATTCAACGTGATCCGAAGAATAGCGCCACTGTGTTCGAGGTATCATCAGAAGACGGAGTGACAAAAGTCGATACCAGTACACTGCCCAAAGGCCGGTTTCGTGACAGCGCCTGCTGGAAGTGCAAGGACGGGGCAAACCCGTGCGTTGAAAAAGACCCTACCCGATGCTCTTACCCACATCCAAGGAATGATTGATCATGCAAAACCCGCTCTAAAACGCAGGAAAAAGTGCCCCGAAAGTCCGGGGCATTTTTTTGTCTTTTTGATACCTTTTTTCGCTCAGGGTATTGCAATGAGCTGCAAAGCGCTTATATGTATAGAGTCAGAATGGAGACCGAAATGTCAAATCTCAGCTCAACCGTCAAAAACCTGCAGTCCCTCCCGGCCAGCGACCAGTGGGTTTCCCGCTTCGCGCTAACCAGCACCAGCGGCCGGACCTACACGATCGCGCAGCGTCGTGGCTCGGACAACTGGCAGTGCTCTTGCCCGGGTCACATCTACCAGAAGGGCCCCGCGCATCAGAAGAAGCCCTGCAAGCACCTCCGCGCTATGGGCGTCGCAGCCTAACCCCTCAAACACAAGCCCCGCCTTCGGGCGGGGCTTTTTCTCGATCGGAGACTGTCGTGTCCACCGTTATCTATGCTTTCGCAGCCAACGATAACTACCCTAGATACGTGCCGCCGCTCAGTGTCACCTTCTATTCGGGCGACCGTAATCACGCATATCTCTATCAGACCTGTGGTGGGGAGACCGCTACGCTTTGCGGAATGCACTACCCTAACAACCAGCCTGGCTATCGACGCACTCCACGTGAAGTCAATTGCTTCAACTGCCTTGAAGCTGCTGACTCACGGAAGGATGCCCGCTCACATCTTGGTGAGGATTATCATGATCACCTTTGTGAGCTCAACTATCCGTTAGCGGCTGACTAAACCAGGATAATTCAATGAGAAGATTGCTGAAGTTCATAAGAGACGTCTGGAATGACATCGAAAATGATGAGATCTATCCAGAAATAGGAAATGACGAGTACGATCCATGACCAAACTCATAATCTGCCTCATCCCGTTAAGCCCATTCGCGTGGGTACTCCTGCATCAAATCTTTTGAAAACAGGGCTTGCAATTCCCCGCAAAATGCTTATATTTACAGAGTCAGAAATGGAGACGAAAATGTTTGCAAATGCCAAAAAAGTAGCCGTTTTGCCGGTGGCCGTTAAGGGCAAGGCGCCGCCAAAGTCCACGACCACGATCGAGGGTCTGGCCGAGGTGGCAGCTCTTGACGCCTGTATGAAGGCGATCAAGGGCCTGCTCGATCTCAAGAAGGAGGCGCTGAAGTCGAGCGCGATCGAGCAGCTCATCGAGACCGGAATCGAGCGTCACAGCAAGCCGGACCACCTCTCCCTGGTTGAGGGCGAGGCCACTGGCCGTGTTGCCATCACCAAGCGCAGCACCGCAAGCCCGCTCAGCACCGACGAGGTCGAGCTTCTCGCCGAAATGGTCGGTGATGTGGTTCACGACACCGATGGTAACATCACGGCGGTCCCGGGCTTTGCGGAGATTCTGGAATCGATCCCGGCCAGCTTGCAGATCAATCCGATCTACGCCAGCAACGAGGATCTGCTCAAGAAGATCGACAAAGCTTTGAGCGGAGTCAAAGGGATCCCGGAGGATTTCGTGATCTCGGTCCCTGCCAGCAGCAAAATGGTGGTCAGTGACAGCGCGACCGATGCGGTGTTCCGCCTCCCGGTCGAGCAGGTCGAAACAGTGTTCGGTCTCATCGCCCGAGTCAGCCTCACCCCCGCGTTCAAGGACATCGGGAAGGCTTGGGAAATCGTCAAGCCGCTGCTGACCCCAGGTGACGCCAAGGCACAGGTCAAGAAGATGCTCACCGGTTCCCTCAAGGCCATCTAGTCAAAGTTAGAAAGGAAACTACGATGAAAAAGTTACAACTATTAGCCGGGATCGCCATTATGTCGGCTTTTGCCCTACCTGCTTACGCCACCGAGCAAGGGGGCTGTGATGGTTGGCCAGCCGACTTCATTGCAAAGTGCAGATCAATACTACAACCCAACGTCCAGAAAGTGGATCCAGTACCCCAATCCGAGTATTCGATGCCAGACCCCGACCAGGTTGTTTGTAATCTCGCTAACAAATATGCCGGGGACGGAAACGCTATTCAAATGGGAAATTATGCATACCCAACTAATCGAATCCAGATGCGCTGCAACGAATTGTCCGGCAACAATCCCTATCCCGTTCGGGACAGCATGAATAGACTAACTCAAGGGCGTCCTTTTCAATGCTTGATGGGATTAATCCTTCCTAACGGCCGGCTGACAGACCCCGATCCGATTGCAACATGCAAGGTTCCTCCCGACCAAATTCTCGGTGCAATGTGGTTTATCGCCGTAAAGTGGAGTTACGCCACTGATTCCTGGGTGAAGAATAACTGCTCGCTTCGGGTGCCGCATGGCATTCGTTGCGAATACAGACTGAATAAGGGTGATAATCCCTATTGGGCGGAATTCTTCTAAACCCTAAGCTAGGGAATATTGTCATGCGCTACGATATGTACCGCTACCTTTATCCGCCCCGGCCAACTACGGCCGGGGCACCCTCAACCCTACACAACTACGAGGCAAGCGGGTGGTTGGGCCAAGCAAAGATGAATGGAACGTGCACGACCCTGTACGTTCGCCCCGATCAGTCAAACTTCGCCATGGGCCGCGCAGGTCCTGCCAACAAGCTCATCTGGCAACCCGGTGCCCGGTGGAATGCTTTTCAGAAGCGCCTATTTCCAGGCACAGGGTGGTATGTGTTCGTTGGGGAACTGCTGCACTCCAAGGGAGTCGGCGTTCGGGACACGATCTACCTCCACGATTTGCTGGTTGAAAACGGCAATTATCTGGTCGGCGTCACCTACCGAGATCGGATGAAATTGCTAAAATGGCTTTGTGACGGACATGACCATAGCCAGCGGGAGATCCATCATACACACACCGTCATCTGCCCTGGAGTTTGGCTAGCCCACAGCCACCTGCATTCGTTCACCGAATGGTTTGACTCCATCCGAAACATGCCAGGCAAGCCCCCGGTCGAAGGGCTAGTTTTCAAGGACCCAGATTCGAAGCTCATGCCGTGCGGCAGCGCGACATCGAATGTCAAGGGTCAACACAAGTGCCGGGTGGCGACAAACCACCTGAGCTTCTAGAAACGGCCTCAAGGCACCTCTAGTGCGGTGTTCGATTTCCGCTACTATGGCCCACGGACACCCACTTTCGGCTGCATACGAGCTGTATGAGAGGTCGATTTCTACGATGTAACACCTTGATCTAGCTTGCGTAAAAGAAATTAGCTATTTCAGCTTGAGGTATTGCATTCCACCGCAAAATGCTTATATGTAAGCGGTCAGACAGGAGTGCACAAAATGACCGAAATCGATTTCCTCGCCTTTATCGACGCAAATGTTGACGCAATCGATCTTGACATTGACGACGAATTTTGCGCAGTGTTTGCTGCCGACGTGAAACGGGTGTCCGTTTCCGAAGCTACAAAAAATGGCGAAACCGATTGGGAATTCGCCATTGAGCGCGCCGAATATTATATCGAAGAGCCGTTGGACCTAGCGCTTGCGCTGCGCTTTGAGGACCCGATTTATCATCCTACGCTCCATTAGCCAATTAGCTAATTAGCTAAGGGGGTAGCAAAAGCGCTACCCCCGTCCGCCTGAGCAGGCACCGGTAAGTCCATACGAAGCCGATGAGAATCTTTTTCAATTATTTTCGCACGGGCTATTGCAATTCAGCGCAAAGCGCTTATATTTAGAGAGTCAGAAATGGAGATCAAAATGTTTTCGAATGCAGCCGATGTCAAAGCCTACACCCTCGCCGGTAATGCCACCCTGACCCTCACCAGTGAGAAGACGGGCGCGCGGTACACGTTCAAGGTCAGCCAGGCCAAGGACGACGACGGGGCCCCGAAGGAGATGTGGTTTGTGGGCCTGCTCGTCGGCCCGGACAACTACTCCGACTACCGGTACATGGGTGTCCTGGCAGGTTGCCAGAAGATGTTTAAGCTCACGGGCAAGTCGAAGTACACTCCGGACAGCATCCCGGTCAAGGCGTTCGAGTTCTTCTGGAACCGGATCGTCGAGGAGCGGATGCCTCCCCAAATGGAGATCCGCCACGAAGGTTCGTGTGGCCGTTGCGGTCGCAAGCTCACGGTGCCCGAGTCGATCGATCGGGGCATTGGGCCGGAGTGCTGGTCCCATATGGGGCATTGAAAGGTGGGGCCTTCGGGCCCCATTTTTTTTGTGAGAGGTGCAGATGATTACTTTTCTCCCCTATGCCAATTTTGCCCAGACGGCTAGATGCCTAGACTGGCAACGCCTGGGCAAACAACGTGTCGAAGCACGGCAAGTATTATTCGCCATCACCCAACCAGATGATCGACTTAGGAAAGCTGGCTTTTCAAAAAGAGGAAAACCACTGATATCGTATAATGATGACACAGCCAAACCTGAATGGCGACGGCATCCCGCTGCATTAATGTGGAGAGGATATGCATCAGCACTTGCTCAATACGGTGATTTCATTATCATGGAATGGGTTTACCGTGGTTATAACAATAACATGTCCTTATCCGGATTTCTAGACGTCGAGTCCATCGACTATCCACCGTGGTTAGGTGACGAAAAACTTCACAATTCCCACAAGGCAGCCTTGCTTTTTAAGAATCCAGAATTCTATCAAAGATTCGGATGGGACGTGCAGCCAGCACAGGGCTATTATTGGCCCACAAGGGGACTTTGAGCTTGCAATTCGTTGCAAAGCGCTTATATATAGGGAGTCAGTAAGGAGATTTCGAATGCTTACCCGGATGATGAACCTCAGCACCAGCGATTTCAGCTATCGTGGCGGGTCTTTCTCACAGGAGATTTCCACCCTGCAGTTGCGCCACCCACTGAGCCCGGTGATCGCCCTAAAGTCCGACAAGACCGGTACGGTGGTGCGGTACAGGCTGCACCACGAGGACACCGACCGGGATGGCGATGTTCTGGCCTGGTATTACATGCCGGAGCCGGTGGACGTTAAAGCCCATCCGGAAGCTCGGCGGACCGACATTGTGATCTTTAACGACTAAAGGTGCCACATGAAACGAAACCCCATTGCCCGCGTCGTGCGGGCTATCCGGCCTAAGGTTAGGCCAAGCGGTAAGCGCTATCAGCGCCGTCCGCGTAATCGTAAGAGAGGATCGTAGTTATGCCTAGACCACGCCTAAAGTACGCCAAGGAGGCACGCCAGCTCTATTACGTATCACGTACTGTCCTGCATATGAGTCGCCGTACGCGAGCCGAGGACTATCACTACATCGATGCCGAAGCTGTCACCGGTATCTGGCGCCGTAGTCAAGGCAGACCGTTAGCTATTGTCGGTTGGGTATGCGAAGACTTGGGCAAGCCCAAGCTCAACGCGCTAATAACTGCTAAGGCTCGTAACAACATGCCGGGACCGGGCTTCTTCTGTGCACCGGATTGGTTTCGTGAACCGATAACTAACGCTGAATACCCGGCTTATATAGAACGCGTGTTGGCAGAGCAGGACTACCCGGACTTGCCGCTAAGTGTCTTCGTTGCTGCCGATGAAGCGCAACAGCAACACTTCGCCGAGTACCATGCCGAGATTGGGACGGAAAATGACGATGAGTAAATCACACACGATCTCGACATTCAAAGTCGAAAAAGCCATGTCACTTGACGTCTTACTTGAGCTTGCTGAAAAGCAGGCTCACCATATGCTATTGGTAGAGCGTGTAAAACAGCTCGTACCTGTATTTGTTCTCGTTTCCCCACGGGATGAACTGTCCATCATTAGTTGCCCGTGGGAGAATGACACGGAAAAGCAAATCATGATTGCAGCCCTCAGAGAGGCAGCCAAGGGGATGCACGCCGTTATGCTCTCCAACCTATCCGAAGCCTGGGTGTCCCCACCTTACGGACCCGGAGTTGATCTAACAAAGACTACAAGACCAAGCCTACATCCCGAACGTCGGGAAGTGGTCATTGCACTGGCAACCGATGGGGTTAAGACCAAGTCTCGAATCTTCGAGATTAAGCGGGACTGGAAGGGTAAGATCAGTCAGCTGATACCCGAAACAACCTCGGATGACATGGCCTTTGCTGGTCAGCTTATCGATAACATCTTACCAATAGGTAGCAATTCCACTCATTAGGAGATTTAACAAATGCCGAGACCCATTTCACCAGAACTACAGACGGAACTAGATCGTCTGGATGCAGAACTTATAGCAGAAGCTCAGACTATGTCTACTGCTGAGGCAGAACTCAAAGCAATAAGAGCTCAGGAATCAGCAGTAAAAGAGAGAATCAGAAAGTTATCAGCATTAAGAAGGAAATTAGGATGAGCATCTTTGGTTGGTCCTACCCACCCGGTGCAGCAAACGACCCCAATGCACCGTATAACCAGACGGATGACGGTCCCTGCAACGTTTGCGGTCAGCGTCTTGATGAGTGCATTTGTCCTGAATGTCCACTATGTGGTGACGTCGGTGATCCGAGCTGCTACATCGACTATGATGAAGACATTACTTGGACTCGGACCGACATGCCCAAGCCACCACATGGTCTGGTTCGAAGCTTTGCGCAGGTGGCACTTCTGGCAGAGGCCGAGCGTCAGTGGGCCGGTGACATAGATGCGGAGAATGCCCACTGGGATGCACGGGCTCTCGAGTGGGATGAGGAGATTGACAAATGAGCATCTTTGACGAAGTCGATATCGGAGGGATGGAGGAAGAGGAAGCTCGAACCAAGTGGTGCCCGTTCGCGCGCGCCAAGGCATATGATCTCGATGTGAAAGAACAACCATTTGCTGCCAATCGAAAAATGGATGGGGAACCTGATCAGTGGTGTCTCTGCATCGCCTCCCGCTGCATGGCGTGGCAGTGGATCGGCTGGCAACAGCACAAGGACAAACCAGAAACAAGGCACGGCATGTGCGGCCTTGTTAATAGGTGAGATTATGACCGATGAAGAAATCTTTCGACTCTTCAGCTCCATACAAGCAGACATCGGCATAGTGCGCCAAGAGCAAGAGTTTGTAACCATCAGCCTCAGTCGACTCAACATCAGCCTGAAAGGTTTGACTGACGAGATGATCAACTTCGGCCACCGCATCGACATCTTGAATCGGCATCTCCAACGGCTTATCCGTTTACAGACCCAGTAAGTCCATACAATGATTTGAGGTGCTGTGCATTTCAAGCTTGCAATCGAGCGCAAGAGCGCTTATATGTATAGCTGTCAGAACGGAGATGCACAGTGAACCCTATCAAAGTTGAGAAATCCGGTGCCCGGTGGATCGCGCGGTTTGCGTTCGATTGGGCGACGAAAGACGTAGTTAAGGCCGCCGGCTTTCACTGGGATCCGACCACGAAACTGTGGTGGACCGAGGACGTGTTGGTCGCGGCCAAGCTCGATTCGAGCGCTGCGGACCAGGCAAACACAGCCATCGCCAGCAGCTATGCCACGGGTGCCACCGCCCAGGTTCCCGTACCTAACGGGCTTGCCTATCTGCCCTATCAGCTTGCCGGCATTGCCTATGCCGCCAGCAAGCCTGCCACCCTCATCGGGGACGAAATGGGCTTGGGCAAGACGATCGAGGCAATCGGGGTGATCAACCTAGACACTTCGATCCAGACAGTCCTTGTGGTCTGCCCCGCCTCGCTCAAGGTGAACTGGGCGCGGGAGATGAACAAGTGGCTGGTCCGCAAGTTCTCAATCGAAATTGCCAATGGGACTTTCCCGACCGGCAATATCGTAATCATCAATTACGACATTCTGATCAAGCACCGCGCAGCAATTGACGCTCGTAAGTGGGACCTGCTCATTGTCGACGAGTGCCACATGGTCAAGAATGAAAACGCCCAGCGGACGAGGATCTTGCTCGGTCACGAAGACAAAGACCCGGCCAAGGTCGTCAAGCCAATTAGCGCCAAGCGTAAAATCTTTATGACCGGTACTCCGATCGTAAACCGGCCAAAGGAACTGTGGACTTTGGTCCATGCGCTTGATCCTCAGGGTCTGGGCCGGCGCTTCTTCACATTCATGAAGCGCTATACCGAAGCCCATCACAATGGGTATGGTTGGGACTTTAATGGGGCCTCAAACCTAGGCGAACTTCAGCAGCGCCTGCGCAGCAAGTTTATGGTGCGCCGGTTGAAGTCAGAGGTTATGACCGAAATGCCAGCAAAGCGCAGGCAGGTCATTATCCTCCCGCCCAGCACCCACTCAGGGACGGCCATTGCGGCTGAGCTCTCGGTATACAAGCGCTATCGTGATACCATAGAGGCCGCAGAAGAAGCCGCGCGGGAGGCACGCGCGCAGGGCGACAAGGATGGGTATAATGCCTCCATCCGGAAGCTGCATGGTGCGAACAAGATCGCCTTCGAAGAGATGTCGCAAGTTCGACACGATACAGCGGTCGCCAAGATTCCGAACGTCATCGAGCATCTCAAGGAATGCCTTGAGGCCGAGGACAAAGTTGTGGTGTTCGTTCATCATCACGATGTGGGCCATGCTCTGCTTGCAGAGTTCCCCACCGCAGCAGTGGTCACCGGCGAGACGCCACCTAATGCGCGGTCGCAGCAGGTCGACAAGTTCCAGCACGACCCGAATTGCCACCTGTTTATTGGTTCAATCCATGCCGCCGGTCTTGGGCTTACACTGACCGCCGCTCAGCTGGTGATCTTTGCCGAGCTGGATTGGGTGCCTGGTACGATCAGCCAATGCGAAGATCGTCTGCACCGTATCGGTCAGCAAGGTTCGGTCCTGGTGCAGCACCTGGTGTTCGATGGATCGGTCGATTCTATCATGGCCCACACCATCGTCGAGAAGCAGGAAGTGATCGAGCGGGCTTTGGACGCGCGCACCCCTCAGGTCAACTCTCATGCTGCGCTTGCGCAGGTGGCAATCAACCCCAGGGAAAATAGTGAAGGCGTGAGAAAGGCAACCGAGATTGTCTACCAGCGCAAGCTCGATGACGGAATTCCGTTCTGAATGGACTTACCAGAATGACAACCAAAGCTCAAAAAGATGCTCAGGAAGAATACTGGGTTACGAAAGACGGCAAGAGGATTGCTGTTGGCGATCTGGACTTAACCCACCTGCGCAACATCGTTAGAAATATCATTAGTAGACGAAGATACGCTGAGCTATGCCTCAAGCGTATCATGGAAATGGAAGATGTCCTTGGTAAACAATACCAGAAGGACTTAGCCGATCCTAACTGCTACTTCTCACCACTTGGTAGGTTTGGCGGTCCAGGTTTAGCTAAGGAGTTCAAGAAGTGACTCAGTCGTCTGTAATATCCGTAAATTCAGTGGCGATCTCGTGCGCGAGGTCACTGACCCGGCGGGCGATGCGCTCACGCTCAGCCGCGACTGCCTCGGCTCTGACGGCAGCGATAATCTCCGCGAGCCACTCCTCATCCATTTCATCAGGGTCGTTGGCGAGCAAGGCGCGTGCCCGATCCAAATCGTTCGCATGAACAACCGTGCTGGTCATGGCCGCATC